ATAATATTATTATAATATTTATTAAACCTATATAGTAAAGTCCAAAATTTACAGATAGGTAGTTGAACCTGATTAAAACCTTGTGCGGGTGGTTCGCCTTCGGCTCTCCCCCCACCCTGCGGTTTAACCTTTTTAAATTAAGTCCAAGAAACTGAATTTTTTAACCAAAAAGAAGATATGTTATTGGTATGTATATAAGATTTTTAGAAATAAAATTTAAGAACATTGGTTCATATGGAAATGAAGAAATTTGTTTCCAATTTAAAAATGGTCTAAATTCGATATCAGGTAAAAACGGGCATGGTAAATCTACCATACTTGAAGCCTTATGTTTTTGTCTTTTTGGCAAAACCTTCAAAGATATCAAGCTAGGTGAACTGGTCAACCGAACCAATCGAAAAGGTCTTTGGGTTCAAACAGAGTTCCAAATAGGCTCTGATAACTACAAAATAACCCGAACTTACAAGCCAAAAACCCTCAATATCCAAAAAAATAAGGAAGATTTGGAGTTGTTATCTTCAGATGACTTAAATCAGGCCGAAATTAACCGTTTAATAGGGCTAGATGTCGTTCTTTTCAGGCAGGTGTTGTCTTTAGCCATCAATAATAATCGGCCTTTCTTGGGCCTTAAAACGGCAGAGAAACGAATTGTAGGAGAAACTGTATTCGGAGTTCAAATATTCAGTCAAATGCAAAAAGAGGTAAAAACTAAAATTTCTAATCTTAAAACAGAAATAGTTATTTTGGAAAAGACTAAAAGTCTGGTTATGCAATCTGGAAAAGAACTAGACAGGCAGTATAAATCCCTGAAAAAACAGAATGATTCATTTGAAGCCGATAAAATAAAAGAAATCGAAGAAATAGAAAAAAAGATAAAATCGAATAAAAAAGAAATTAAAGACCATAAGAACAATATTGATAATTTAAAACTGGAACTTGAAAAGCTAGAAACCCCACCAAGAAATTCTGATAAGCTAAACGATAGTAGAATTAAAGTAGGGGGTTTAAAAACAATAATCAATTCTTCTCAAAAAGAATTGAATTTTTTCAACAAAACAGATGTGTGTTCGATTTGTAAAACAAAACTTACAGAAGAACATAAAAAATCACATATCGACAAATTACAGACCGATAAAGATAAAGCTGAAAAAGATAAAGCAAAACTAGAAACCCTTATCGCCAAATTGGAAAACCAAGAATCAGTATTTCGTAAATTCAAAGACCAGAAAATGGAATTGGTTGATGATATCAACAGAAACGAAAGAGATTTAAAATATCTTGAAGAAAGAGCAGAGGTTCTGCAAAAGGATAAGCAGGTGGCTAGTGATAAAGTGTTTTCCGTTGACCTTGAAGAATTTAAAGAAAATTTAAAAAACAAAATGCACGAATTTAAAGATGTGCAAAATAAGATCAATTTGTTAGAAAAAGATATGAGAATCAACAAGAATATGTCAATTATTCTAGGGGATGAAGGATTAAAAACTCACTTCTTTTCAAAACTTATACCCATACTAAACGAAAAAGTAAATGAATATTTGGATTTATTTGAGCTACCATTAACTATAGAATTTGATGAATACATGAATGCTATTATTAATACAATCAGAGATAAAGATATTTCATACAACACTTTTAGTGAAGGGGAAAAGAAACGGCTAGATGTGTCGGTTCTTTTGTCGTTTATTGATACTGCAAAGATTATCAATAATTGGGGGTGTAATTTATTAATCTTTGATGAACTGTTCGATAATAGTATTGAACCAGAGGGTTTAGATATCATCATAGATGTTATAAAGGGTATGGTTATCAATGATCCTGATTTGTCTATTTTTCTGATTTCTTTCAGAGAAATATCAATCGAATTTGATAACCTGTACAAAGCAGAAAAGAAAAATGGTTTTTCAACCATTTCTGATTTGACTTTCGTTGCTAAATAAAAATCCTTCATTCCCTAGTGTTAGGGAGAATGAAAATGAACAAAAACAATTCTTATATTAATAATGAAGAATTTTACAAACTATTATGCACTAGACGACAAATAATAGAAAAAATGAAAACAATAAACGATACCGCTTCGCCACCTTATATGATGTTACAAAAACAAGGTACAAGAGTCAAAAATGAATTAGGAAAAATATTCTTAAATCTTTGCCAGCATATTCTGACTAAACCGAACTTTATTAATTATTCGGCTGATAGAAAAGATGCTATGACTTCTGATGCTTGTTGGTATTGCAGTAGGTACATTGATCGGTATGATATAACTAGAACAAATCCGTTCAGTTATTTCACAACCGTATGTCATCATGCTTTCTTGCAATATATCAATAAACAGAAAAAGTATAGTGAGAAATTTCAACCGATTGGTTATATCGAAAATGTGCATAAGGAAAATAACTTTAACGAAGAAGATTATGACTAAAACAGAAATAATAATAGCCATCTACTTATTGATTGTGATTGGGTGGAGTTTGCTTACAGTTTTTGTTACAGGTTCATTATAATGGAAACAGTTGAACATACAATAAACACTTTTGATTCTGAAGTTAAAATTAAAGTAAGCAAAATAGCTGAAGTGAAATTGGGAAAAGGAAACGGATTTATTTATTACGATAAACTTAATGATGGTACTTGGAGAATGGTTTACACTAAAGGGGTAATAGGAGAATAAATGAAAATAGCAATGGTAACTGACACTCATTTTGGGATCAAAAAATCATCACCAGAATTTCTGGACTCTCAGATAAGGTTTTTTAGAAACCAATTTATCCCATATTTAAAAGAGAATAATATTGATACGGTATTTCATTTAGGAGATTTCTTTGATAATAGAAACAATATCAATGTTAATGTGATGAATAAGGTAGAAGAATTAATGAAGGTTGATTTCAAAGATTTTAAGATATATATGCTAGTCGGGAACCATGATTCATATTTCAAGACTACCATTGAAACCCACTCATTGAAATTTCTTAGAAACCTATCTAATGTGAATGTGGTAGACGAAATAGAACCCCACATCTTTGGGAGTGCTAAAGTGTTAATGGTTCCTTGGCAGGTTGATAATGAAGATTTCACGAAAAGAGTTATGGATAAAAATCTGGATATGGATGTTTGTATAGGACATTTTGAGACAATAGGTTTTCATTTCAACAAAGGAATGTTATGTGAACATGGATTAAATTCTAGAGTTTTATTTAACAATTACAAAGTGATTTTCTCTGGGCATTTTCACAAGAGAACCTATCAAGAAAGAGAAAGTAGCAAGATACAGTATATAGGAAACGCTTACCAATTGACAAAAATGGATAAAAACGAAAACAGAGGTTTCTGTATTTTAGATACTGAAACTTTAGATTATGAGTTTATAAATAATACAGAATCAATAAGATTTACCGATTTGGTTTATCCTGAAAAAATAACAAAAGAAATCGTAACGGGGAATATTGTTGATGTATTAGTAAAGGTAGATAATAATTTTAAACAAGCACATTTTCAAAAATACATGGATAAGGTAAGTACCTTTAATCCTGTATATGAGCCGACTATTAAACTAGATATAGAACCTAGTGAAGATAAAAAGAAAGAATATAAAACAACAAATATTATACAACTTATTGATGAATATGTATCAGATATAGATATACCTGATAAAAAAGAAGTGATAAGCAATTTGAAAGATTTATACGAAAAAGTGAAGAATGAAAATTAAGGAGAATTGAAACACTATGCCAACATCTTTAGAAGATTTTACAAATAAGTTAAAGGAGAATATGGCTCCTAACCCAGTTACACAACCAGAAGTTAATAAAGTTAAAACGGTGGCAGACTTTGAAGCTAAGTTGAAACAACAAGTTGGGAATTTAGCTTCCGTATCTAATAAAACTAATCAGAAGGAAATAAAAATAGCCAAGAATCTGGTGGTATGTTTTCCTTCTGATTTTACAGGTTGTGGCCATATTAGATGTATATATCCTACCATGTTTCTCAATTCCATTTATGGAAAAAGTGGAAAAATGATCTGTATTACTGCTCCGTTTTATATTAAGCAGACAGAAATATTACAAAGAGCCAGAACCATGTATTTCCAAAGACACATGACTCAACAGGCATTTGGTATGTTATCCAATTATAAACAACTTCAAAAAGAATTAAAATATAAAATGGTTTGGGATATGGATGATATGATTTGGGGTAAAAATGAACTATTAGGTGGTTCTAAAAAAACAGGTGTACCTTCATACAACTTTGGATATAAAAATATTGGTGATGAAGTAAGAGAATATTCAGTTAAAATTATGAATTTGATGGATACTTGTACATTTAGCACTCAATATTTGGTTGATTTTGTTAAGGAGAAATTTGATCCACAGACCGAATTAAAAGTTGTTCCTAACTGTGTACCTCAATTCTTTTGGGGAGACAGAGTTAGGGAAGATAAAACCGAACCTATTAAAAAACTCAAAGTGTTGTATACAGGTTCGCCTACCCATTACAGTAACTTTTCTAAAGCATTGGGAGATTTTGATAATGCTTGGAGAAAATGGGTAATAGAGTCTGTGAATAACGAAACGATAGATTTTATTTGTATGGGTGGTTTACCTTGGTTCTTTGAATCTATTAAAGATAAAATAACAGTTTATAGTTGGGTTGATTCTATGAGATACCATAATTTCGCTAAAAATGTTAAAGCCGATATTGGTATTATGCCGTTGGTTCCTAATGATTTTAATCATGCAAAATCGGATATTAAATATATTGAATATTGTGCTCTGTCATTACCTGCAATCGGAACGGTTTTCACAAATGGTAAACCTTCTCCGTATGATAATTGTGAATTAACAGTTAAAGACAATTGTACAGTAGATGATATTAATGAAGTTGTCGATAAACTTAGACAACCAAAATATTACAATAATATTAAAAACAAACAATTTAAAATGTTATCCGAAAAAGGTAGATGGATGGAGTCGGTTGAATATGTGAAACTAGTCACCTCTGTTCTTTAGAAAAGTCCAAGAAACCGAATTTTTAAAACAAAAAGAAAATATGTTGTTAATATGAAAGATTACATTACACAAAAAGAGGTTCAACAAGTCAAGGAGAAACTGAACCTCAATATTGATTCTAAGATATTAAATATATCCCATAATGCTTGTATGGATGGAACTGGTAGTACTATTTCCCTTCATAACTGTTTCAGGAATATTGAATATATAAAAGCTGGTCACAAAAAAGACCATCACTTGTATATTGATACAGTGGCGGGAGAGATTGATTATGATAAATATGATGCTGTGATTTACACTGATATTTCACCTGAAAGTGTAAGCACAATCAAAGATATTAAGAATGTGGTATTGTTAGATCATCATGATACTGCAAATGATCATCACGATCCTGATAATCTTAGATTCGTTTATAATCAAGAATGCGCCACTTTTTTAACTAAGACTTTTTGTTCAATGTATTTTAACAAAGATTTATCATTTTTAAATGAACTAGTAAAATATATCAATGATTATGATATGTGGTATCAAAAAGAAGCTAAAGGGTGGGCTTTAAATGAATTACATTTTAAGATGAAGTCTACGGCTTTTGTTAAAAGATTTGAAAATGGAAACTGTAAATTTAAACCAGAAGAATTGAAATATGTATTTGATAAAAGAAATGAAATGAATAATCAATTGAAAAAGGTTCAAGAGAATTATTACCCCTTGCCTTTTAATATTAATGGTTGTTATGTAGAAGCCACTTCTTTTGTAAATGATATTTGTAACAAATTGTTGAATGATGGTTTTATGGTGGTTATTAATAGAAATCCAAAAACCAAAAGCACTTCGTTAAGAACAAATAATAAATTAAAGGATGTTCATATTGGGAACATTTTAAGAGATTTGAAACTTGGTGGTGGACATAAACACGCAGGGGGTTTTGGGTTAGACCAATCAACTTCTTTTGAATATAAAATAAAATCTATCTGTAAAGAACTGGCTAAATTTAAGGAATGTGTAAATATTCGATAGATAAGTGCAATCAAGTAGGATTTGAAATATTTTGTAGGGTGGTAAAAAGAAAAAGGTAATGTTTAAGAGAATTTATTACGATACATTTAGTAAAAAGATACACTTATGGGAATCATATAACGGTAAAACTGTTAAGTTGGAAGAACCTTTTGAGTATCAATATTACACCAAAGATTTGACAGGCAAATCGGAAATAAAAGACATTTATGGTAATCCTGTAAAGAATCATTTATCTAATAATAAGAAAAACATTCAAGCATTAAAAGATTCTGGTAACAAGTTGTGTGAGTTTGATATTGCAGAAGATGTGTCTTATCTTCAAAGGAGATACGGAAAAGTAGAATTAAATCCTAATATTGATGATTTCAATATAGCCATGTTGGATATTGAAATTGAATCTGGTGAAGGTTTCCCTTATCCAGAACAAGCAGAATTCCCTATTAACCTGATTTCGGTTTACAATACAAAAACCAAAAAGATGTACACTTGGGGGAATAGGGAATATACAGGAAATGCGCCTGAAGTAGAAAATTATGCTTGGATTCCAGATGAAGTGAAAATGCTTACACACTTTGTCAAGTGGTGGAGAAAATGTAAGTTCGATGCCGTTACTGGTTGGTATGTGAAGAATTTCGATATTCAGTATATTATTAACCGACTAGAGAATCTTGGTATCAAACTTACCCTCTCCCCCATTAATAAATTTTACCATAAAAACAAATTAGACAAACATGGTAAAACAATTTACTACTGCAAAATAGCAGGTCTGAATCTGTTAGATTACAAAGAATTGTATGAAAAATTTACCTTTGATAATCTTCCTTCATATTCATTGAACTTTGTAACCCACCATGAGAAGTTGGGTGGTAAGTTAGAATTAGAAGGCCACATTAATGATGCGTTTTTAAAGAATTGGAACAAATATGTCGAGTACAATGTTCAGGATGTTTTACTAATTAAAAAATTAGAAGAAAAGAAAAAGTTTATCGCTTTGGCAATACAGTTATCATCCGAAGCTCTTATTCCAGTGGAAAAGGTTGTTTCTTCTGTAGCCACTATAGAAGGCTATGTGATGAAACATCTTCACATGAATAATATGGTTATGCCAGATAAGGAAATACCAATAGTTGATGAATGGAAAAGACTTGGGTTGTATAAGTCGGGTGATGTGTTACAGAATGTAAAATGGGAAGATGGTGAAAAAACATTTTATGATTTTTTCGTGAAAGGTGGCCATGTGGATGCCAATAGAGGTCTATACAATGATGTGGAATCGTTTGATGTAGAATCTTTGTATCCCCATAATATCATGCAATATAACATATCACCCGACACCAAAGTATTCAATCCTTCGGAAGAACGAATTGCCCAAGGTGACCTTATTAAAACCCCTCTTAATGGTTTATATTACACCAATAAAAAGAAGGGAATATTCCCTGTTATTGTGAAAAAGATTTTCGATGAAAGAAGAGCTTTTAAAAAGAAAATGTTTCAGTGTAAAAAAGATGGGGATCATGCTTCAGCCGAATATTTTGATTCTCAACAACACATTAGAAAGATTATGATTAACTCTATCTACGGAGTTATGGCAAGTAAGTATTTTCATTTTTATGATGTTGATAATGCTAGAGTGGTGACCAGAGCAGGTAGAGAATTAATTAAATTTTTATCAAACACCACTAATAGATATTTTAAATCCGAATGGCACAAAATAGCCAAAAGAATTTTCCCTGATGCTGAATCATATCCCGTTATTAAGGAAAATGTGGTAAAACTTATAGATACCGATTCCAACTACTTATGCTTTAGTGAAATTAAAGAACATTATGCTCCTGATATGGAGTTAAAAGAGTTTGGCTACTTGATGGAAGAAAAAGTATTAGATCCTTTTTATGATAAAATACTTTTGATATGGGCAAAAAAACATAATACTGAACAAATAATAAACTTTAAAAGAGAAGGTATTATATCTAAACAATTAGTACTGGCGAAGAAAAAATATCTCACTTTAATATTGCAGAATGAAGATGAAATATATGAGAAGCCAAAACTAAAAGCGACAGGTTCCGAAATGATTAAGAGTGATGTTCCGTTGTTCTGTAGACAAGGAATGAGGAATGTTATTGATATTATATTTGAAGGGAAAACACCTAATAGAGCAAATGTAATGAAGAAAATGAGAGAAATAAAAAAAGATTTTAAAGAACAAAAAATAGAAGATATATCTTTTAATAAAGGAGTTAAAGAATACTCTAAGTATGCTAAACCAATGTCTTATTATGTTAAAAAGAAACAACTGACTTTTAAAAAAAGCACACCGATTCATATTAGGGCTTCCATGTGTTATAACTACATGATAACCAGATGGAATCTCCCTTATGTACAAGTCAACGATGGGGCAAAAATAAAGTATATACATACTACTACAAAAAACAATCTAGAAACCTATATCTTAGGTTATATTGGAAATTGGCCAAAAGAGTTTAATGATAAGTTCACAATAGATTATAAATCTCAGTTCGATAAAAGTTTTGTGTCTGTAATACAGAAGATGTTTGATGTACTAAAATGGGGTGATATAAATTTTAACTCTGGAAACTTTGAAAAATTTATGATAAAGAAAAAATAGGAGATTAAAAATGAAATTAATGAGTGATAGATTACAAGTTGAAGATATACCTGAAGAAGAAAAAACTAAAGGTGGGATCATTATTCCCACTAATCCTGTTTCTGGACAGGTGGGATATAACCGAAACTACAGAGTAGGTAAGGTTATTAATACAGGTAAAGGTAGACTTGCACAAAACGGTGAGTTAATTCCTGTAACAGTTAATATAGGGGATGTAGTTTTATACCCACATATGGTAGGAAAGGAAGTAGAAGAAGATGGAAAACCTTATCTCATTCTTTTTGAAACAGATGTTTGGGCTGTGCTAGAACTCGAAGAAAAAGAAGGAGATTAATATGAATTGGCAAGCAGATGTTTACAAAACTTTGGCAGGTGATAAGGATATAGGCCAAGATGTTGTAGATGAAAACGAAAAATTAGAATTTATTTCAACAGGAGTAGTAAACTTAAACATAGCATATAGTGGTAAAGTGTTTGGTGGTATTCCTATGGGAAAGGTATCACAAATGGCTTCATTGTCTTCTTTAGGTAAATCCTTTGTTGGAATGTCAATAGGTAAAAATGCTCAGAAAAAGGATTGTTTTTTCTTGTACATTGATACAGAAAATGCTTTTGATTACAAATTCGCAAAACAATGTGGAGTTGATACAAGTAAAGAAAAATTTATGGCTCTTTCTAATAATAATATTTTTGATGTTCAGAAAGCCATACTCAAGTCTGTTAAAAATGTTCCTAAAGATAAAAGAAAATATGTTTTCATCTTTCTGGACAGTTTCGCCAACCTACAAACCCCCCAGACTTTGAAGAAAGCAGAAGAAGGTAATGAGAAAAAAGATATGTCAATTACTCAGTTGAAAAATGGCTTGTCCAGAGTGTTGTCAAATACTCATGCTACTATTTTTGTAGCAAACCACTTGTACCAAAATGTGGGCGGGTTTGGTGATGCTTTACAGGTTCCTGGTGGAAAGGTTTTAAAACATAACTGTACTGGTGTTGTTATGGGAAGTTCAAAAGCAAAAGACAAAGATTCTCAAGAGAATATCACTGGCAGTATTATTACCATTGAAATTGAAAAGTCAAGATTAGCTTATGAAAAAGCAAAATTAAAATTTAGAATCAAAAGGGATGGTGGTTTAGATATTTATTATGGCCTTCTAGATGATGCTAAAGAACATGGTTGTGTAGAGAAAACAGGAAACTATTACATTCGACCCCACATCAAGAATGACAAAAAGTTCTATGAGAAGAATATATATAATAAAGAATTTTGGCTTCCGATATTTCGAGACACCGACTTTAAGGATTTTCTAGAAACCAAATACGCTTTTAAAGAAGAAAATAAATTGGATATAGCGGATGATGATGATTTGTCAGAAACCGCCAATGAAAAAACAGGTAAAAAGGGAGAAGTGAAAAAGTAATAAGCACTCTAGATTATAATCAAATTAAGCTATTACTAGAAATAAGAATGGTGGAATCGTAAAAGACACAAGAATCGAGGGAGACATCCCCATTAACGGCTCCGTATTGGGGTATTCTATTGCTGAATGTGTGCAGGTGGAAGTCCTGTACTTCTTATTTCACACTTCTACCACAAGGAACATTAAATGACACCAGAAGAATTTGAAACACTCACACTAAGATTTTTATTCAAAGATAAAGAAGCTCAGAGTAGATTACTTCCGTTTCTCAAATCGGAAGTGTTTGAAGTCTTTGAAAATAAAGAAATTGTAGAAACTATTTTAAAATTTAACGAAAAATATAATAAGTTTCCATCTATTCCAGAATTAAAAGTCAAGATTAAAGATAAACAAATTTATGAACATTTGACAAAGGCTATAGACCATTCTATAGAAGAAGATTTGGGGGATGATTTCATTAAAGACGAAGTTGAAGATTTTTACAGAGACAAACTTTTGAAGAATGAAATATTTGCCACTATGAAGGGGATTAAAGACAACGATGAATCTGTTAAGGCTTCAGCTTCAGATAGAATGCGGGAAGCGTATTCCTTTAGCTTTGATACATCCATTGGATTGGACTTTTTTGATTCAGCCGAAAATCTGTATAACAGTTTACATGAAGTAGATAAAATCATCCCTACTGGGTTAAGAAATATAGACAAAATTATTAAAGGCGGGTTCCATGAAAAAACTCTGACTTTGTTTATGTCGGAGACAAATATGGGAAAATCATTAGTTAAAACAGCATTAGCCAGTAATTGCCTAGCCCAGAATAAAAATGTGCTTTATGTATCATTGGAAATGTCTGAAAGCAAAGTAGCTGAAAGAATTATGGCTAACTTGTTTGATATTGATATGTCGGGATTGTTCAAAGTTCCTAAAATTAGATTCATGAATACTTTTGAAAAGGTTAAGGCAAGAATAAATCAGAAATTGGTAATTAAAGAATTTCCGACTAGATCCATGAATACAAATAGATTGAGAACACTGCTTAAAGAGTTGGAAATGAAAAAGAGCTTTGTTCCAGACATTATTTTTATTGATTATTTAGGTATAATGTTGCCTAATAATTTCAATAGGGGAAACAACACTAATACTGAAATTAAAACTATATCTGAAGAACTTAGAGGTCTGGGTATGGAAAAGAGTATACCTATTGTTAGCAGTGTACAGACAAATAGGGGAGGATTTGGGGAAGCTAGTCTAGATTTAACAGACATAGCAGATTCAATAGGTACTACCAATACTGCGGATATAATATTCGCCATTACTCAATCGGAAGAAATGAGAAGTGCAGGACAATATTCTTGGATTCTCCTGAAAAACCGATATGGGCTAAATAAGATAAAATGTATTGTGGGGGTGGATTACAATAAAATGAGATTATATGAAATACTAGACCAAGGCGGTTCTGATTCTGATAATGGATTCGGGGGCGGTTCAGGTGGTGGTAATAACCCCACTGATGGATTGCCCGATCTTCCTAATAACGTAGAACCAAAAGGCATAGTAGACGATAATGTAGTTTCAGCACTGAAAGGTATTTTACACAATAATAAAAAAGCCGACAGGCTGAAATTTTCTAAGATAAAAATATAGAGGCTAAATCATGAAAATGAATATAAACGAAATTCACGACATCATTAATGATGTGACAACAGAGGAAGATCACTTCCAGAAGATAAATAGGGATATTTTCTTCAGCATATTTGAAAAGGCAGAAATTGATTTATTAAAGTTGGCTCAAAAACGAAAGAAAAATGATTACATTCCTTATCATAAATTTAATTTCATTTTAAAAGATTTACATCAGTCTGAAATCATTGATATTACCGATGCTTGTCTGCACATCACTACAGAAATACTTGCGGAGAAGGATTTAACCAGTTGTCTTAATGAAGAAAATAAATATACACTAAGAAAATCACTAGCGAAAAGATATAGCATTAACATCAAAGTTTCATCTTTAGATTCATTTATGTACAAGAAAAAGCCTGAAAAAAGTCCAAAAAAAAGAATAATTTAATAGACAATAAGGTATGTTATTAGTATGCAAGTTGTAGGAAATGACATATATAGTTTCTATTACATCTGTAACCAGATTATGAAAAAGAATAAAGAAATAAATTTGAATCACAAATTGAACCCTATCGTTTTTAACAGACAAACAAGGTTAATAAAACAAAAATGTTCAAATGTAGTTGCATTAATAAACAGTGGTCACTTTAAATTTGTGGACTTTAAATTGTTTGTTATTTATTCTTATATGTTATTAAACAGATTTAATTGGTCGGGTGTATCAGAAGATTCTATCACACGCTCACTGGCTAGTTTTAAGCTAAGTCGATATGAGAAAGATAGAGAATATGTGAAGAACATATCAGGACGATTGGGAATAACTAATATCAGAGAGTTCTTCAGTATTAATTCAAATGGGAATAATTTATTATATGATTTGATCAAGCAGGGAAAAATATCGCCTGTTTTATATATCAAAAAATTTAATATAGGTCTTAAAGAATTTAGTAAAACTAAATATGATGTTTCTGAAGAATTAAACAGATTTAATAAAGGTATAAAAATAATAAAGTCAATATAGGAGATTATGATGGCTACAAAGAAAAAGAAAAGAAGAAAAATTGATTGGTCTGATATCAATGAAAAAATGGATCAGCAAAATACAAAGAAAAATTACAATAAAGATGATGGTTTCAGTGAATTTTCATTCATTCCTAAATTCAAAAAGGATGGAACTTTCAATGCTATTATCAGATTTCTCCCTAGACCAGAAGGGGATGGTACTGGTATTCCAATGGTGAAAAAGTGTACACATGGTTTTAAAGATAAAGGCGGTTGGTTTATTCAAAACTGTCCTACTACTCTTGGTCTGGACTGTCCTGCCTGTAAATCAAACAGTGCTCTTTGGGACACCAAAGATAAAGATGATGAAGCAGTAGCTAGAAAAAGAGGTAGAAGAACTAATTATTTCTCCAATATTCTAGTAGTGAAAGATCCTCAAACACCAGAAAACAACGGTAAGGTTTTCATCTTCAAATATGGTGTAAAAATTTACAATAAAATTATCGGGAAAATGAAACCCGAAGAAGGTTCTATTGTAGAGCAAGCAGATGTGTTTGATTATGATGAAGGTACAAACTTCAAACTGATCATTAAAAGGGGTGCGGATAAAACCCAAACCAATTATGATGATTCAGGGTTTGTTGATGTCAACACTGCTGTTGGTGATGATGATTTCATTGAAGAACTAGAAAAGAAAATCTATCCACTGGAACCTATTATTGACCCTAAACTGTTCAAGTCTTTTGAAGAACTGAACACTGCTTTTAATAAAGCGGTTGGGGAAACCATGCAAGCACCCGCTTCAATGCAGGAAGCTCCTGCTTCATCTACACCTGCACAACAATCTTCACTTAAAGAAAACGAATCTTTAGACGAAGATAACGAAGAAAACAGTGATTCTGCGGAAGAAGAAGATTCTTTCTTTGCAGATATGGCTGAATAAACATAACAACACTTCCGTTATGTAATAAGGTGATGTGGGGAACACTCCCCACATTGTCTCCATGTGGGGAAAGATGGATACAAGTTTAATATTAGAAAAATATTTAAGAATAGCATTGGGAAGTTTTAGTCCTTGTGTAATGAAATTAAATCATTTCAATTTTAGGTGCAATGTCTGTGGTGATAGTAAAAAAAGCAAAAGAAAAACAAGAGGCCACTTGTTAAGGTCTTTTGATAAAGAATCAGGGGAATATTATTGGGCATACAAGTGTTTCAATGAAGGCAGTTGTCCTTGTGCGGGCGATGGTAATGCTTGGTCGGGGGATAACTGGCTGAAACATACCAACATATCGTTACATAAATCATACTTGAGGGAAATGTTTTCTGCTCAAGGTGATAAAAAGACCAAAAACGAATTAGAAGAATTAAGAGAAATTCAAAAAAGAAAACACGAAAAAGAGAAAGCTAAACAAGAAAAAGAAAATGCGGTTAGAGAAAAAAAGAATACTAAATTCTTTATTCCACTAACTTTGGGGGGAAGATATTCAAAGCAACCTGAACACCCCCATATTGATATTATAAATCTGGCTATAACAGAATGCAAAAAGCGAAGAATCGATCCTGCTATCTGGCAGAAATGGTTTGTCGCTTATGATGGTGATTACAAAGGGAGAATGGTTATTCCATTTTTCGATAATAATAATAAAATATTTTATTATCAATGTCGTTCCCTTTGGAACCAAGAACCAAAATATCTAAACAGGACAAAAGACAAAGACAAGGCGATATACAATAAATTTCATATCGACAAGTCTAAACCTGTAGTTGTTTTGGAAGGTGTAATAGACTCAACTTTCGTAGAGAACAGTCTAGCACTGATCGGTGTTTCAATATCAGAGTATATTGAAAACTTTTTAAATGAGATCCCTGACGTTTACTACCTACTAGATAATGATGAAGCGGGAAAGAATCGAAGTAAAAAGTTGTTGAAACAGCGAAAGAATGTTTTCCTTTGGGAGAAATTCAAATACAAAAACTGTAAAGACATCAACGAAGTCATAATAAAGCATAATTTGGACTACATTACATTCGATTCTATTAAAGATTGTTTTACTTCCGATCCCTACGATATGCTTTATTTAGAGGTATGAATGTATGTACGCAAACAAATACGACTCTAATGGGTCTGCTCAAATGGGAGCAGATGCCGAAGAAACATTTAAATCACTGATTTCTAAATACGGTGGAGAATGCGAAAAAGCAAACTTTTATCAAGAAACCAGAGAACATTGGGATTTCAAAGTATCTCAAAGCGAATTGGGGGCACCGAAAAGAGTAGATGTGAAAGCAATGAAAAAACTCACAAGAACAGATATGGAACCTAATGATGAAATTGTTTGGATCGAATTTAAAAATGTCAATGGAAATGATGGATGGCTTTATGGCAAAGCAGATTATATAGCTTTTCAAGTAAAAGAAGGGTTCTTGATGATTAATCGAAAAAGACTAGCCCGAAAGTGTGAGAGATTGGTCGGGTTTGTTAAAGAACAAATTCACGAAGGTATAGCAGGTAATATCAAAGACTTCTACAGGCTGATTTCTAGAAGGAACAGGCAAGATGTTATAACCATTATAAAAAAGGCCGATTTGTTGAAAATGAAACACACCCTGTTGGAGTACAAATAATGACTTTAATTATAGCAGGGATAGACCCATCCATAAATGCAACAGGTGTTTATAAAATGTTTCTGGATATAGAAACATTAGAAGTTGTTGATGTGGATTATTTGGCCTTCACTTCCGTTAAGAAAAATTCTTCTGATAAAATAATCCATTACAAAACTAAGGATTTTTTCAACTATCTGGATAAGAACATTTTCATGTATGAACATATAATTAATTTTCTTCGGAATACTGACTATGTGTATATAGAAGATTATGCGTACTCTGCTACTGGAAAGGTTTTCCATATTGGGGAATTTGTGGGTGGTATCAAACTTCATCTATTTTTTGAACAGATTAAAATGGGTTCTATAGAACCGACAGTTGTTAAGAAGTTCGCCACTGGTAATGGAAACTCTGATAAAATATCCATGATAGACGAATACGACAAAACCAAGTCACCAGACAAAGTTGACTTTTCTTTCTTACCACAATACAGAACCCCAAAAGAAGATTTAGTTGATGCTTATTACATGGCCAAATTTCTTCAGTTAGAATTAAAACTAAGAAAAGGTTTGATAGAATTAAAAGATTTAAGCGAGAATGTCAGAAATATTTTCCTTAGAGTAACCAAATCCAACCCGACTAACATATTAGCCAGAGAATGGATTGAAGATAGGAGAAAAACATGAGTATAGATGATTTTATGGTAAAAAAGAAAAGTCTGTTGGTAATAGATATGTACAATTTGGTATTTAGAAACCTGCACATGGCTCACCCGAAAGACCCTACGGATACAAAGTTTCTGTTATTCAAGGATTACGCACTAAGAGAGTTATTAAGGCTCCTGAAGCAATTTTCACCCGACAGGTGTGTGATTGCCATAGACGATAGAAAGTATTGGAGAAAGGATATATACCACGAATATAAGGCTCATAGGAAGGTGGCTAGAGCGAAGTCAAAAATTAATTTTGATGTGTTTTTTCCAGTATTAGAGGAATTTCTTTCGGATTTGAAAGAAGTGTTTCCCAATATGATTCACATAAAAGTGGACAATTGTGAAGCAGATGACACTATAGCCATTTTGACCGAACACAGGTGGAGTGGTTATCGGGTTACTAATGTTTCAAACGATTCGGATTTAATGCAGTTAATGAAATTTGAACATTATCAGCAATACGATCCTATTAAAAAACAAACATTTAGACACATCAATTTTGAAAGAAATTTGATTGTTAAAATATTGACAGGCGACACAAGCGATAACATTTCGGGGGTCAAACCTAGATGTGGCCCAGTGACCGCCCACAAGATGATTAAGGAAGGTTTGGAGACAATCTTCAAGGAAGAACCAGAGATTGAAGCTAAGTATATAAGGAACAAAGAGCTTATAGATTTGTCCATGATCCCTGTAGAAATAAAGACAAAAATATTAGAAAAATACGATAACATCAATATAAATAAGTATAACGGCTCAAAAGTTTTCAAGTTTTTATTGAACAATAGGCTGTTAGGAATAATTGAAGAATTGGAAAAATATTCTAAAGAATTGAATGGATTGAGCTAATGTGGAACTTCTTAAAAAAAGCAATTGGTATGGGTAGTAGGCATAATTGGAAACAGGGAGAGTTTACACCACAACACCCAGAAAAATGTATCAATAGTATGGCTAATAAAAAAATAATCTATCGTTCTTCATGGGAACTTAGAGTTTTTAATTGGGCCGATACCAACAAAAATGTTGTTAAGTGGGGAAGTGAAATAATTAAAGTTCCGTATGTGTTTGATTTAGATGTTGCCCAAGGTAATAAAAAATTACGAAACTACTGGCCAGATATCTATGCAGAAATATTGAATAAAGATAAAATTAAAGAAACCTTTTTGATAGAAATTAAACCTGTCAAACAAGGGAAACCCCCCAAGAAACCAAAGAACCCAACGAAGAAAGCAATATCCAATTATAATAATGCGTATGCTACATATGTTAAGAATATGAATAAATGGAAATATGCCAGAGTTTTTTGTGAAGGAAAGAACTGGAAATTTAAAACCCTAACCGAAGAAAACATTTTTAAGGGAGAACAGAATGTCAATTAGTGCCTTACAAGAATATACAAGGATTTCAAAATATGCAAGATATAACGAAGAAAAACAAAGAAGGGAGACATGGGCTGAACAGATAACTAGGGTTATGGATATGCATAGGGTAAGGTATAAAGAATATCTACCTAATATTCAAGAAGAACTTTCCTTCGGTGAAGTAGCTATGTTGAAAAAACAAGTTTTAGGAAGTCAGAGAGCATTACAGTTTGGTGGCAGAGCTATTTTAGAAAAACACGCAAGACTTTATAATTGTCTGTCAAAAGATACAGAATTTATCACAAATAAGGGTGTGAAATCTTTTAATGATTTTGAACATGAACAAAAAATTGAAGTTTTAACACATACAGGTAAATGGAAAAAAGCAAAGGTAAAATGTTACGGAAAGGATTATTTAAATAAAATAACATTTAGTAAAGGGAAAAGTAAAGAGAATATAGTTTATGCAACAGAAGATCATACTTGGATTTTAAAAAACGGAGAAAGAACCAATAATTTAAAAATAGGCCAACAATTATATAAAAGCCCTTCCGTTTTTAATTTTAATTATGATGAAGCCGATCCTATGCAAAAATTATATTGGTGCTATGGATTAGTTTATGGTGATGGAACAAAAGTTAAGTACAATGGAAAACATGAATATTCTATGATTCGTCTTTGCGGTTATGATAAACAATACAAAGATAGATTTGAAGAAATGGGGTTCAAAACAAGCTCAAATAACTCTTTAAATGGTGATTTTTTTGCATATACGGGTTCTTATTTAAAAACATTACCCCAAAAAACAGATGATTTAAAATTAATAACTGCTTTTGTTAAAGGGTTTCTAGATGCCGATGCTGAAAAAAACAAAAGACATGATAATGATAATTATTCAGAATATTTGAGTATACAACAAACATCAAAAGAATCTCAAGATTTTATTAGAACCTTTTTTCCTATGGTTGGTGTTTATATTATTTCAGAAACTAAAATTGATAATGTGACTAATTTTGGAAAACATGATGCAGTTCGTTTTAGAATATCAACAAGAATGGGTGGAACTTCACCTATTTGGAAAGTTAAATCAATAGAACGAAAAGTTAAGGAAGAAGGTGTTTGGTGTTTAGAAGTAGAAGATGAACATTCATTTGTTATGCCAAACGGTATTGTCACTGGTAATTGTACCGTTTCTTATTGCGATAGACCAAGATTCTTTCAAGAATCTATGTATCTTTTACTGTGTGGTTGTGGAGTAGGTTTTTCTGTTCAAAAACACCACATTGCCAAGCTACCCAAAATCGGGAAATTAACCAATCCGAAAAAACACAAAATTGTTATCGAAGACAGTATTGAAGGTTGGGCTGATGCTATTGGTTCCTTGGTAAATTCATACTTTCAGACTCCAAGTGAAATTTCTGGTAAAGAAATCGAATTTGATTTCTCATTAATTAGACCTGCGGGTGCAATCATTAAATCCAGTGGCGGTAAGGCTCCTGGCCCTGATGGACTGAAAAATTCATTAAAGAAAATTAAAGAAATATTTGAAAGGTTGCTAGATGAAGGCAAAGATAGATTGGGTACTATTGATGCTTATGATGTTGTTATGCACACTTCCGATGCTGTTTTATCTGGTGGGGTGAGAAGATCGGCAACTATCTGTCTTTTCTCTATTGATGATGTTGATATGATCAATGCCAAAACAGGTGATTGGTTTATCCAAAATCCGCAAAGAGGTAGAAGTAATAATTCAGTTGTACTTATTAGAAACGAAACCACTTATAAACAATTTACTGATATTATTGAATCGGTAAAAGAATTCGGTGAACCAGGTTTTGTTTGGGCTGACTCAAAAGAAGCACTTTTTAATCCTTGTGTCGAAATTGGAATGTATGCTTATGATGAAGATGGAAATTCAGGATGGTCTTTTTGTGTTAAAGGTGATACTAAATTAATAACAAAAAACGGTATAACCGATATACAAGACACCATAGGAAAAAATACAGAGATTTGGAATGGTAAAGAATGGTGTAATGTCAAACCATTTAAAACAAACACCAATCAAAAACTATATAGAGTAAATTTAAGTGATGGTAGTTATTTGGATTGTACTTCGGAACATAGATGGTCAGTAAAAGATAGATTTTCTGATAACTATTCTGAGGTAATGACAAAAGATTTAATGTCGTTTTCTAAATACCCATTACACACACCCCCACCTAATGTAAAGTTTACTGGTGGAATAGATAAAGAATATTCTTATGAATATGGATACATATTAGGTGATGGTTGTTGTAAACGAACTGATACAAAAAATAAAATAAGAACACCATTTGCTAATTTATTTGACCAAGATTTAAATTTACCCCTACATTGTAAAATAATTAAGGAAGATAATGTAAATAAACATGGAACACAATATACAAGCATAACTTTCCCAGATGTAGATAAAGAATACGCATTTGAAATGAAATACAAAGATGGATTGCCAAACGATATGTTCTCATGGTCAAGAACATCACTAATAGATTTTTTCGCAGGATGGATTGATTCTGATGGAAGTGTTGCTAGTCGAGGCATTAGAATTTATGGTACAGAAGATAAATTAAGAGATGGTCAACTACTTTTAACAAAAATGGGTTTATATTCTTCTGTTAATTTATCACAAAAAAAAGACACAAAAACAAATTTAGGAACAAGATTAAATGATCTTTGGTATCTACAAATTAATAATACTGAAGATTTGTATTCTAATAAATTTGATTTAGTTAAATCTGATAGAAAACAAAACGGAAAAGAGATGTACCAGATTATAAAAAATGTGGTTGAATTAGATGGTTTACATGATACCTTTTGTTTAACAGAAGAAAAAAGACATCTTTGTTTGTTTAATAATGTAATAACACATCAATGTAACCTATGTGAATTGAATGTTAAAAAAGCAAAAACAAGAGAAGAATTTTTAGATATGTGTAAGGGTGGAGCTATCCTTGGAACACTCCAAGCAGGGTATCACGATTTTGAATATCTAGGAGAAGTCACAGAAAGAATCGTAAAAAGAGAAGCCCTATTAGGGGTCAGCATGACAGGTATGATGGATAATCCAGATATAGCATTTGACCCTGAATTACAAAGAGAGGGTGCAAAGTTAATCAGAAAAGTAAATGAAAAACTAGCAACCAAAATAGGGATTGAACCTTGTGCTAGAGCGACTTGTGTGAAACCCGCAGGTTGTCAAAAAAAAGATACATTAATTTCTACTAATGAAGGAATATTGAGACTAGACGAAATTGGTGATATTTATGGTGAACAATGGCAAGAACATGATATTGAAATTTATACTGATGTTGAAAAGAAAAAATCACCAAACTTTTATGTTAATGGATTATCAAAGACTAAAAAAATACTATTAGATTCGGGGTTAGAATTAGAATCAACATTAAATCATAAATATAGAGTTATAACCGATAACAAAGAATATGTATGGAAACGTGCAGATGAACTTATATGTGGAGATGTTTTACCTTTTTCTTTAGGTGAATATAATGGTGGAAATATTCAAAATTTAACATCAATAGATTATAACTGGGATAAAAATACACCTATTAGATTTCAAAAAAACATTCAAATGCCATCTAAGTTAAATGATGATTTGGCTTTGTTTTTGGGTATGTATTATGGGGACGGTTCAAATCATAAACGAGGAATCAGAATTTCGGGAAATTCAAATGAAAAAAAAGGATTTGATAAATTAACTAGAATTATTAAAGAACAATTTGGATTGAACTCAAAATACCAAGAAGATTATAGAGAAGGAAAACGATGTTATTTGGGTGTTTATTCTAAACCATTATTAGCATGGTTAAGAGCCAATGATTTGCTAAAAAACAAATCCAATGATATATCTTTTCCTTTAGCTATAAGAAAATCTCCTAAACATATAATTGAAAGTTTTATATTGGGTTTTCAATTAGCAGATGGGTGTGATAAATCAGATAGAGGTATAAGTTATGTTACAACTTCAAAACAATTCGCTGACGAACTTACAATTGTTTTAAGAGCCATAGGTCGAGAATGTAAAATGAGATTAATGCCTCCCACTAAATCATCTTTTGGTGAAAACATGAGATATTGGGTACAAGAACGAAAAGGTATCAATGGTAATATTAATAAAATTACCAATTATAGAAAAGATTATTACGATATTCTTAAAACCCTAAATTTAAACAATCACTCTGTAGATAAAATAATTAATATATCTGATTCTGAAACTGAAACTTTTGATATAGAAGTTGAAGATACTCATACATATATATCAAATAGTTATATTTCACATAATACAACATCATGTATTTTGGGTACAGCTTCGGGGATACACCCTCATCACTCAAAAAGATATTTCAGAAGAATGCAGGTAAATAAACTAGAAGAAACCTACAAATTTTTCAAGAAATATAACCCTCTAGCCACCGAAGAATCAGTTTGGTCAGCAAATAATACAGATGATATAATTAATTTTCTATGTGAGGTTCCGAAGAACGCTAGAACAAAGGTCGATACAGATGCTATCAAGTTATTAGACCATGTTAAATTAACACAAATGAATTGGGTATCCGCAGGTCGAAATAAGGCTAGATGTACCCAAGAATGGCTACAACACAATGTCTCTAATACTATCCATGTACGGGATGATGAATGGGAAACCGTAGCCAAATACATCTACCAGAATAGAAAGTATTTTGCGGGAATTTCCCTTCTTTCTGTGGATGGTGATAAGGATTACCCTCAAGCCCCATTTACCACCGTTTATACTAGTGATGAAATTACTAAAGAATATGGTTCAGGTGCTTTAATGGCTTCTGGATTGATTGTGGATGGTCTTAGGGCTTGGGATATGGATCTTTGGGCTTGTTGTGATGCTATGCTTGGAAAAGGTGAAAATTTATCACTTCCTGAATTTTCTAGTAAAAAAGAAGAAAACAGGTGGAAAAGACAAAACAATTACACCGAAAAAATGGATTGGTTAAGAAGGGGTGCTCAGTTTTCAGTTAGATATTTTGGAGGGGATGTTAAGAAAATGACTTATTGCCTGAAAGATGTATATAACCTGAAACAATGGGAAGATTTGAAAAGGGTATATGTAGATGTCCCTTGGGAACATTTTCACGAACAGAAGGATAACACAACCGTTTCTGATACCATAGCTTGTGCAGGTGGGTCTTGTGATGTTAAATTCCTTTAAATTATAAATATAGGTATGATAACAAAAAATTTCTATTACAAAGGTAAAACACTCACAGCCCCAGATAGTTATTGGGTTATGAGTATTATCAGACGAAATAAAATCAGCAATGGTTGTGGCCCGAAAGGTTGGAAAGGCAATTTAGTACCCGAAACCATGTACGGTAAAAATGTGTCAGATGCTTGTCATATACATGATTATATGTATCATGTTGGAAAGACTATAGAAGATAAAAAGAAAGCTGATGTTACTTTCTATAAGAACCTCTTAATTATTGTGGATGGTTCATGGTATAATATTTTGGTTTATCTTAGAAGATTTAGAGCAAAAACTTATTATAAAGCCGTTTCAGTGGCAGGAGAAAAACACTTCTTGAAAGGCAAAGAGGGGATAAAATGAAATTTACAGATATCTTAAATGAAGGAATTAACGATAAGAATATATTTAAAGCTGTTTTTATTGCAGGTGGCCCAGGTTCTGGGAAATCGTTTGTGACTAGAAATATGTTCGGTTCTACTTTAAAGGTTGTTAATTCTGATGATATTTTGGAAACCAAACTTAAACAGTTAAAACTCCCACTTAAACTTGACCCTGCAAAAGCAAAGACTTTCGCTAAACAAACAGAAGTTAGAGATAGAGCTAAAAAATTAACAAAATTAAAACAAATGCTTTTTGTTGATGGTATGTTACCTATCGTTATTGATGGGACAGGTAAAGAATACGATAAAATCAAAAAACAAAAAGAAGCATTAGAACAAGTTGGATATGATACCTACATGGTTTTTGTGAACACTTCTCTGGATACTGCAATGGCGAGGAATGAAAAACGAGCCAGAACCGTTCCTGAAAAAATTGTTAAAGATTCTTGGAAAGCGGTTCAGGGTAACATGGGAAAATTTCAATCACTATTTGGTTCTAATAATTTCAAAATTGTGGATCAGAATAAACCCATTGAAAAAGATTCACCAGAATTTGCTAAATGGGCAACGGGTTTACACAGAGTTTCTATGAAGTTTTTAGATGGTCAAATCCATAATAAAGTAGGACAAGACACCGTAGAGATTCTAAAGGCTATCGGTGGAAAAACCCTATCAGATTTGTCTAATTTTAAATTGTAATAAGTCCAAGAAATTGAAAAAAAAATAGCTTATTAAGGTAAGTTATAAGTATGAACATTGAACAACCCAAGAGGTTTGAGATAACAGTTGATGAATGGAATAATGTACCACAACGGGTTACCCAAACCCGTTGAAATAACTCCCACAAAAAAAGATTTAGTCTACTTAGATATTGCAGATAAAATAGCAGAATTAAGTAAAGACGAAAATACCCATGTCGGAGCCGTAATAATTGATAAGAACGGTAAAGTCGTATCAATGGGCTATAATGGATGTGCCTCTCATTTTGGGGTTAATACAGGTAAGAATGATACAATTGTACCCCATTCTAGAAACCCGCAGAATATCGCTCTATACAACGATTATAGCTTCTTGGGTGTTAAGAAGGCAGTACACAGTGTAAACAAATATCCGTTTATGCTTCATGCGGAACAGAACGCACTTCTGACTTCTTCTGACAACTCCCGACTAGTCGAAGGTACAATTTATTCTACACATTACCCTTGTACATCATGTGCAAATATGATAGCTCAAGCAGGGATTAAGCATATTAAGGTAATGGATCGTAGGCATGGAACCTTTCAGGAAACAATAGTACCTACACTGTTTATCTATGAGAATATGAATATCACTTTGAGTGTGTTCAAAGAACCACCACAAAAATTGGATATAAAAGCATGAAAAAACCAGATGGAAGATGTTGAGGAACAATTGAAAAGACCTAGCCACCCACTACCACAATTAAACCTTCCTGAAATGGGTAAAGGTACGAAAAATCTTTTTAATTGGACAAGGGATGATTTTAGGTTACACGATTATGAGTCTGAACCTCCAATCAAGTTTGCTATAGCTGTTTAGTAAGGTTATTGTATGCACAACAGAGTAATTTTTGAAACAGATTGCCCTGCTTGTGAAACATTGATAAAACATTTTGAAACCAATGATGGAGAAGGTGATTATGTTTTCGTGAGTTTAGAAGATGTGAATAATGTGTTTGCTACCTGTCCCAATTGTGGAGTAGATGTTGAGTTTGATAGAATAAACCAAGAAAAGAATTGGTATATAGACCGACACGAATTTGCAATGATAAACCCAAGATTGAACGATATTGAACATATCGTAACAGAAGGAGATGCCTTAATGAATATTAGAAGTAAGAATAAATTCGTGAGGGAGTATTGTATTTTTCGGTTAAAAAAGTCCAAGAAAAAGAAAAAAAGTTAATAATAAAAGGTATGTTATAATTATGCGTATCATAGGAGAAATAGATGTCCGTAAAGATTAATTACAATAAAAAAACACTGGGTTTGATTAACCAGTTAATGGGTGTAACCCGCCAGTTGACCATTGAGAAAACTGAAAATAAAAAACAAATCAAAATTATTACTAAAAATGCAAGCGATTCAGTGGCTTATAATTTATTTGCTCCTGTGGAAGATTTTCAATTTGAAGGAGAAGATATCTCATTTTATGACTTTTCGGAGTTTCATAATCTATTTTCTGTTTATGAATCACCCGAATTGTTTCAAAGTGAAGATAAATTCCTGATTCAGAAAGGAAAATCTAAAACCAAATACAACTTTGCAGACAAAGAAGCATTGGATAATGAATACGATTATATTGCTTTTAATGAAGCCCATGCTGAATTTGCATTATCTTCTGATGATTTCAAGTCATTACAAAAAATGTCAAAACTGATTCACTCAGAATTTCTGAAGTTAAATGTAACAAGCAATCAAATAACTGTACAATTATTTGCTGATCCCACTCAACCAACTCATGAAGAAACGTTTGAATTGAAAAACAATGTTGGAAAAGATTGGGAAATAGTAGTATCTAAAGACATCTTAGATGTGGCCCCTGATAATGATTACATTATTCAGTTGAGAACAGAAGGAATTATTAAATTCATTTATAATACAGAGCAACCTATTTCTCTAGAACTGTACGTTACCGAACTAGAAGATTTAACTTAAAGAGAACACTATGTCACCAGACAATGAACTTGAAAACCAAGAAGTTGAAGATCAAGAGATAACCGCAGAAGAAATAAATTCTGTTAATGATGCTTCGGTTCAATATGATTTACCAGAAGATAGAATAGAAGAAATTTCGGTTGACAGAGATCCGAATGAAAAAGATTTTGCCGACTTATCTTATTATGAAAAATTAGCTTTTGTTTCTGCTGAAAAAGGAATATTAGTTAAGAAACCCAATAAAAACTGTAAATCGTGTTACGGTAGAGGTTATATCTCCACGACTACTATAACAATGTCAGGGGATAATGGGGATCAAACAGAAGTTGTACCAAATGCTTGTAAATGTATTTTCGATAAGCGAGATTACCATAAGGTGTTTTCTGGCAGAGCGTTTGCAAACAGATCGTTGCAACGGAAATTAGATAAAAAATCTGGTGGTAATTCTCAAAGAGCTTTAGAGCTTAAAGCTAAAAAACAAAAAGCCAAAGCCAAACGAAGAAAAAAGAAAAAAAATAAGAGGTAACCATGAAAACGACTAAAGCGCACTTTGAAATGTTTAAAAAAGAATTTAGAAAATATGTAGAGTTTTTCGGATTAAAAGATTTTCATTATTCTTTTTATCATGAACCTTTGGAATTTAGTTATGCTGAAGTTCGTTCTGTATCCAGTGGCCGAAGATATGAAGTCTATTTGAACTCAGAAATACCAGACGAAGAATTTACATCCGATATAAAACCCAACGATTTTATAAAGCACTTGGCTTTTCACGAATGTTGTGAATGTTTGTTATGCGGAGTAAGGGAAATGGCCTGTAATCGGAAATTCGACCCTGAAGAACTTGATAGAGAAGTTCATGGGGTAATAAACAGACTTCAAAATGCTATTCAATTTTCAAATGTAATAGGATAAAATGGAATTAAATACAAAGAAAAAGAAAACATCTTATCTGTGGACTGAACTTTTCAGACCACAGAAAATTGCAGACATTGTAATGCCTGTTCAGTATCGAAAGGCTTTTAATAAATATGTAACAGATAAGCAAATACCTAATTTGTTATTATACTCTTCTCATCCTGGAGTAGGAAAAACATCACTGGCTAAAGCACTGGTTAAAGAAGTCGGTGCTGATTATCTGTATATCAATGCTTCTAAAAATTCAGGTATTGATATGTTGAGGGATAGAATATCAAAATTCGCTTCCAGTAAGTCGTTCAACGGGAAACCTAAGATTGTTATCATGGATGAAGCAGATGGAACTAGCCCTGCGTTACAACAAGGATTGAGAGCCTTCACAGAAGAATTTGCGAAAGTTTGCCGATTCGTATTTACTTGTAATTATGTGACAAAAATAATAGATCCATTGAGGTCTAGATGTCATGAATACGATATGAATTATAGTACCAAAAAAGATAAAAAAGACATGATGCCAAAAATTAAAAAAAGAATAATCGGTATCCTGAAACTGAAAAAAATAGAATACAAAGAAGATGTTATTGAAAAGTTGATTTTATCTACTTATCCCGATATCCGAAAAGTAATTCAGCTTTGTCATAAATATAGTGATTTATATGGTATTATTGATAATGATATCTTTGGGTATGAATCTGTTGATAAGGATTTTTATAACTTCGTTAAAGCTGGGGAATATGGAAAGGCACGAAAATACATCTTGGATAAATCATATGATTATGGTGAATTATACACTAAGATGTTTCGTGAATATATTCCCCTTCTAGAACCTCAACAACAAGGACAAGCCATCTTAACCATAGCTGAATGGCAGAAAAGCCATCCATTTGTAAATGATAAAGAATTAAACTTTGCAGGAATGCTTATTGAACTAACCGCTATGTAGCCATGAAAGAATTGACCGTAGAAGAATATAAGCAACCCAAAAACGGGATATATGTCTACTTTAAACCAGAATGTCAGATGTGTAAAAACTATTTTGATAATCTGGAAAACACTGATACTAGTCAGTGGTTTAAGGTGGACTGTTCTCAAGATGAAGATTTTTTTATTTCTGATGGTTTAGAAGGTATGCCCCACACTAGGTATTATATCAATGATACGGTTGTTTGGGATAAAGGCGGAGCATTGTTTCAGTTCCAAATACAACAATTATTAGCCTTTAAATACACCAGAGAAAATAGACCATGATTCATTATGTAATAGCCTGTAAAGATTTAACTACTTATAAAAAAATACTTCAGCCTACTTTTGAAAATCTTATAGCCAAAGAAAACGGCATTTATATAGAAGAAGGTGGGGATAAAAGTATTTTTCAAAAATACAACAATGCCCTAGATAGGATGGTTATAGAAGAAGATGATGTAGTTGTGTTTTTACATGATGATATGTCTATCAGAGATCCAAATTTTGAACCCAAAATAGAAATTTATTTTAAATATAAACCTACTGTCGGACTAGCAGGTGTTATTGGAACAACTGAATACTCCGAAAGGGGTGGTTGGTGGCTTTGTGACCGAACCGTAAAAACTAGAGGAAGAATTATACAAGGACATCCACAAGGCAGAGAATACACAATGGAGGAAAAAGGTGGGATGGACAATAAAGGTGTAGTCGCTGTTGATGGGTGTATTATGTTTATGCGGGGTAGTATTGCTAAAACATACCGCTTTGATGCTGAAACTTATTCTGACTATCATTTTTATGATGTAGATTCTTGTTTTGAAATGATAAAACTTGGATATGATATTGGTATTATAGATGTGACAGTTAAACACGAATCAGAAGGGCAACTTCCTCTTAGTTGGCATGAAGGAAAAGAAAAGTTTTTAGCCAAATGGAAGGGTGCGGGGTTGACTTTCCCTGTAACTTTGGAAACCTTTAAATAATATAAATATATGTATGATTTAATTAGAGGTTTTCGTGAAGTTGGAAGAAGAAATAGACAATGTTATAGGGAAATTGGAAAAAATCAAGAAAATACAGGTAAATACCGTTCTAGATGTGTATGTCCCTGTTAATTTTAAAATACAAGAACTGGTAGATCCCAAAACATACAGAGATAGGGGAAATAAAGCGATTGAACTTTTGGAACCTAAACTTTTGTGGACTATTGACCAAATGCGGGAATTACTAGGGCCGATTACAATAAACGATTGGTTGTGGAATAAAGACGAAGCTACGAATTACAAATATTCTGGTTTTAGACCCAAACATACAACGGTAGGGACAACTTATTCTCAACATCGTTTAGGTAGAGCAATGGATTTGAAGTTTAAAAATCATTCTGCGAGTACAGTGAGAAATATTATAAGAGCAAACCCGAATCACCCCGCATTTCAATATATCACATGTATAGAAAATAAAACACCCACATGGGTTCATATTGATTGCAGACCTATTTCAGATAAAATTAAATGGATAGACCCGTAGGTTTGTTATGACAGAAGTAGAAAAATCGTTTTACGAAACCATGTGCGACTCATCCCCTGTCGGGTTGTTTAGCATGGATATGAATGGTAGTATGTTATACATTAATGAAAAATATCAGAAGATAGTTGGAAGAAACTTAAAAGACATCCAAGAATATGGTTGGGAAGAATCTATACACCTCCAAGATATGGCGAAAGTCGTATATGAGTGGAAAAAAGCAATTAAAGAAAAAAAAGATTTTTGTATGGAATTTAGAATTGTAAGAAAAGAGGATCACAAAGTCATTTGGGTACTGGCACAATCATCTTTCAAAAATAACAGTTTTGTTGGAACCTTGACGAATATAAACAAAAGAAAACAACTAATTGAAGCGTTTAATAATCTTAAAACTGGAATATGATAATGGAATGGTCAACGGTAACCGCTTTATTTGGTGGAATCATAATGGTACTTACTTTTGTGTGGGGGATTATTAAAGTATTCAAAAAACCTGCTACTCCTGACTTTCAACCCGATTTAATAAAAGAATGGGAAGTGCCTTTATCTGAATTTAAAAAAAAATTGGAACAAAAATGGGAAGATATTGCTAATAAGATGGCAGATATGAAAACCAAATTAAACCAGTTGGAAAATGCGGAATCTTATGATAAAAAAGATTTAGAAGATTTGAAAACAGAACTCGCAAAATTAGAAGAAAAGTTTGAAAAGAAAATAGAAATACTGACAGGTAAACAAGATAAAATGTTGGAGAGATTTATAGAATTTTTGCAACAACAATAAGGAATTGAAATGGCAAAATTGAAATTATTTGATCACCTAAACAACCTCACATCTGAAAAAAAAGATTTTGATATTAACAATGATGAACAGACTAAATCGTATAATAATTATATGATTAATCGCTTTATTTCTATGGAAGAATCATATGTCCAGTTAGTGAATGAAGTCAACCATTACGAACTTCCAAAGGACGTTCATTACAACTTTTATAAAGCCGTTCTTCCTAAAAGGAAACATTTTTTCAAATACATTGGTTCCAAAAAAGAATGGGATGATAGTGTTAAAGATAAAATTTCAAGATACTTTGAATGTGGTAGTAATGATGTTGAGCACCATTTAAGAATACTTACAGAAGAACAGGTTAATTCGATTGTGTCCATATATAGAGATTAATTTGAGAATATAAATATTTTCAAATGGAGGATTTTTATGGATAATAAAAAACATCATAATAAAATCAAAATGGTTAATAATAAAAAATATTTCAATACCCCTTTAGATGAAAATGGAAAACCTTATTGGATACCTATTGTGGTTAAAAATAAAGATTTTCTTTTAGGTTTTATTGAAGCCTATAATGTTGCTTCAGCTTCATTTGGAATTCCGATTGAAGATATGGAGTTGTTATTAAGTTCAGATAGACTCAATGATGTTCTGATGGATGGAACCAGAATAGGAAACATAACCAGAGCAGAACTAAAGTCAAAATTAAAAAAGTTTATATATAAGCCAGATAAAGATGAAAATCATCCAGATAATAGTGCCAAAATTTTAGATGAACAGATTTTGATGATTGACTGTCCAAATTGTGGAATGTTTTATTCTTTCAAAGAAGAAGAAGATATTCCAAAAAAGGACACTTATTGTGTCACTTGTGGCAGAGCCATTATCATTTACACAAATAGAACAGATAATTTTTTTCATTATGATGGAAAACAAATGGACATGGAAAAAGTCATTAATGAAATTCACAAGGAAGCAGACGAAGAATAAATTGAAATTGAACAGGAGTTTATATAATGAAAAAAGTCATATTGGTTTCTGGGAAACTCAGAAGTGGTAAAAATCAATTTGCAGATTATCTCAAAGAAACCCTCACCGCAGATGGAATATCAGTAAGGCAGGATTTATTTGCCAAGGCTCTTAAAGATAACTCCAAACAAGATTATAAAAGATTAATCGAATACTTGAATACGATATCCAAGAAACATAACATTCCAGAATTGTTTACTATTGATGAAAATTTTTATGAAAATAAAAACGAAATCACAAGGATTTTGCTTCAGACTTATGGTACTGAAATATTTAGAAATAGAGTGGATGATAATTACTGGGTCAAGCAGTTTATCAACAGAGTTAAAGAGAGCAATGAAGAAATCACCATTGCAACAGATGTTCGATTCCCCAATGAAATTGAATTACTTTTAAATGAAACAGAATTTGAATGTATTTCAATAAGAATTGAAAGGGGTGTAGTGAGAGATTCAGATTTGATTAATCACCCATCCGAAACTTCTTTGGATGATTACGACCAATTCACATTCATAGTGGATAATAACGGAACTCTAGAAGAATTGAAACACGCATCCGAAACAATTAAAGCAGAAATGCAACAGGATGAAATAAAATTAAAGGAAAATCATGGACTTATCGTTTAGAGATATAACAGAAGAAAAACAAAAAGTATTAACTGAACAAATAAATCAGATAACGAAAGGCAAGAACCCATTACACTGTTTAGAAAAAATAACTAACATAGTGTATCAGAATGGATGTTTTATAACTTCGCTTTCTTTCGGGCAAAATCAACACATTTCGTTGAACATATCGGCAAATGTATGAGTAAACAAGTATTATTATTGAACCAACACGATCTACCATTGAATGTCTTGAAAATGAAAAAGGCATTTAACCTTATCTATAAGGAAAAGGCAGAAATGGTGAAAGAGATTCCAAACTCTGAGTTCTATCATAATGGCCAAAGATTTAGTTATCCATCTGTTATCCGAATGAAATATTTTGTCAACATTACCAAGAAACAATCCTTGGGCGATTGTTACACCAAGTTAAATGTCTGGAAGCGAGATAAAGGCAAATGCCAATACTGTGGAAAAAAAATGTCATCTAACAAATTCACAGTAGACCATGTTAAGCCTAAAATGCTTGGGGGTAAAACTAAGTGGGACAACATTGTAACCGCTTGTTTTCGATGCAATAACCTCAAAGACAGTAAACCTCTAGATGCAAACGGTAAAGTCACAGTAAAAGATGAAAATGGAAAGAATAGAACTATTTCTCTTAGAAGAAAACCCATTACACCTGATCAGGCAGAAACAATAGAGCAGAGTATTATACACAGATTTAAAACTTTAGAAAAAGTTCTTAATAAAGAATGGATGAGTTTTATTTCCCCTAAAAAAAGTCCAAAAAAATGAAAATTTCAAACCCAAAGAATATAAGTTATAAAGAATGAAACTATTATATGATTCCATTAAAAAGAATTGGACGATTTGGTTGTTAATTCTAGCCACCCCCTATATGGCTTATAAACAAGGTGTTTTAGATACCCGCCACGAAAAAGCCAATATCCAACAACAATATATGAATCAGGAGATTCTTAATCAGATAACCGAAATTAAACTCAGAATGCAAAAAAACGGGTTAATGATTAAAGGTGTCCAGAGAATTATTGATTCAATTCCAGATATATACATTTCTTCCGAAGAGTCTTTTCGATATGCTGAAGAAATAATCAGTGTAGCAGATAGGTATGGAATTGAACCTTCAAAGTTGACTTCCGTTATATTTAAAGAATCCAAATTTAATCCTAAAGCTGTTAGTAGGGTTGGAGCCAAGGGTATGGGCCAAATCATGCCCGAAACAATGGCTTGGATCTGTAGAGAATGGAACATGACTTGTGGTAAGAATACCCTATTTGATCCTATCATCAATATCAGAATGACAGGTTGGTATCTAGATTGGTTATACAAAATGATTGGGGATTGGGGAAAAACTTTCGCCTATTATAATGGTGGAGGAAAACAAGCCTATCGGTGGGCATTACATTGGAAAAGGGAACAAGGCGTTTCTCTAGATTCATTAGAAAACATTCATGCTGATCGTTTAGCTTCTGAAACTAAAGACTATGTATACACAATTCTAAAAAATGATTCTCTTTTCCGTAAAAAGATACATGGCATATTGCCATCTGAAACAATGGAGAATCACAGTGAAAGAAGAAAGAACCTCTAAGAAAGACCTGAATCGTGTTTTAGGTAGAAACAAGAAAAACAAAAATCGTAAAAATAGTTTCACCAGAAAGGCTCAACTGGAACCTTATAATAGAAAATCTTTAAAGATATTAGATGAACCAGAATTAGAAATATGAAAATAGGAATTGATTTAGACCAAACATTATATCATTTGGATGTAATAGAACATGCAAGTAAAATGTTGGGTCTAAATTTTAAATCTGAAGATGTCAAATATTGGGATTATGACAATAAGAATAACCTATATCCTTCTTATTTTACATATCTGGTGTTCCAATTATTTGGTGATCCTAAATATATGGGTGGTTTGCAACTGAACCCTAATTCTAAAGAAAAGTTATTATACTGGAAATCAAAAGGTTATGAACTGTATATTATAACCGCCAGATTGCCTAGTGTGGTTGTGGCTACCATAGAATGTCTTAACAGAGACTTCGGAGAAGGTTTTTTTGAAGGTATTTATTTCGTAGAACATGAACCAAATGCTAAACAGAGTCGTTTCATTGAATTAAAATTAGATGTTTGGATTGATGATAACGCAAATGATTTACTTAAAGCACACGAAATGGGTATAGATACTTATGCAATATATAGTAAATATACTAAATATAATAGAACGATTATTGATCAACACGATGATATAATCAAAATCAAAAACTTGGGCGATATTAAACAATTAAAAAGGAAAAAAAATGGAATTAAATATAATAATTGGGTTACTAGTGTTACTGGTAATTCTGCTGTTCAATATAATCAAAGGAATAGACTCTATTAATAAAACTCAAGTGTTTACTTTTAAAGCGTTTTCTGAGTGGATACCTAGTATGTTGGATGCTCTTTATAAAGACGAAAGAGATTCGCAGACCCCGCCCAATATATCAGAGGGGGGTATGTCTGATAAGTCTGAAGCATTCGTGAAAGGTGAACAACTGCTTGATGAATTAATAGAAAAGTCCAAAAATTTAGAAGGTTAATTTGTTTAAGAATATATGTTATAAATAACAACAATTGAAAAGGCTATTATGGCATTGAATATCAAAGATATTACAAAAATTATTGAAGTAACTCCTGCTGATCAAGCTATCTTGTTAAAAGGTATACATGGAATAGGAAAGAGTGAAATAATTACCAATCATTTTACTAAGAAAAAATACAGAGTAGTAACTAAGTTTCTTGGTCAAATGGTGGATTCAGGAGACTTAATAGGTCTACCTGATAAGCAAATGATTGATGGAATAATAAAAATGGTTTTTGCACCGCCTGATTGGTGGCCGACTGATATGAAAGAAGATGTTATTATCTTTCTTGATGAAATAAACAGAGCAAAACCAGAACTGAAAAACTGTATTATGGATATGGTTTTGAATAGAAAATTGAACGGCAGAAGTCTCCCACCAAATTGCAGAATTATCGGAGCAATGAACCCCGTTACAGATGATGGATATTATGATGTTGAAGAGTTAGATCCCGCTTTGAAATCAAGATTTAATGAATATGATTTTCAACCTGACCATGATGAATGGTTAGATTGGGCTACTTCAAATAAAATTCATTTTGATGTAATAGGATTCATTACCAAAAATCCTGATCAATTAGACCCTGAAACTAAAATTTCAGAAGGAGCAAATATTAGCGATGTACAACCAGACAGAAGGTCTTGGGAAAAGGTAAGTAAAGTTTTAAAGAGATATGAAACAAAAGAATTTGCTAAATATTGTGATGAAAACTTAATTACAAACCATCTTATCGGAATGGTAGGGCATAACACTTCTGCTAGGTTTATGAGATTTAGATCAGAGAATCATAAAGGAATTAATCCTGGTACAGTGATTTCTAATTGGAACGAAACAATTAAAAAACAGATTAAAGAAACCGAACCGCAGAATATTTTAGATTTAAATAGACAGATAACAATGTGGTTTGATATGCACTTTGAAGAATTTAAGGCATCATCAGATGTAGCTAATAAATATACACATAATTTGTCTCAATATATGGACACCATTGGGGATGAAAAAATGGTTCATTTCTTAGACTTGATGTTAAATGAAAAAGAAGCAGGAAAAGAATGGTGTGATATTATAATTAGAACCAATACTTCTTTGTCTGATAAATTCTTCAAGGCATATAATCAAGAAGATGAATTTGAAGATGAATATGAGATAGATTAACAGTTTTGAAGTTCTGTATAAAAACTTTGATAAAACAACCTCAAATGGAGCGATAAAGATGAACACAATAACCGAAAGGGTTTATCCTTATTATACTGTTCGTGATAGAGGGCATAAGTGGGTTTTTCAACTTACAATTAAACCAAGTAAAAGAATCTATTTACAAGGCATTAGTAAGAAAAAACTTGCCAAGCTAAGAAAAGTCACTGCCAGTAGAGTGTACGAAAGGGCCGTTAATAAATTAGCAAACGGAGATATTCACAAACCTCAACTTGCAAGAACTTTCTATAAAACAGTATTTGAAGATAACGCAATAGCAAAAGCACTGTAAAAGAATAGCCTGTGTTTTTCATGGGCTTTTCCAATTTTAAAATTCAATATGGCATTTTCAGAAGAAACAAATAAAAGCATCAAAACAGCAATCAGAAAAATGGACTCCATCACTTTTGATTGGTTTGTACACGAACCTTTACTTTTAAAGGCTTTTACTATGTTTAAAAAGATCCCCATGAAGGAACAACACACCTTGGGAATAGATTGCCGAACAAATCCACCTGTTATTAAGTTTAACCCATACTTCATTAATTCTCTGTCAAGAGAAAGATTAGAATGTGTGATGGTGCAAGAGTGTTTTAAAGTATTGTTAAGACATCCCACTACAAGATTGTGTAAGCCTTATAACATAGCTTCTTTGTCTAGTTCGTTGGTGGTTGCTCCGATGTCTTTAGGGCCATTATTAAATATAGAAGGTATGGAAGATTTTTATCCAAAACCTGAAGAATTTGGTTTACCTATAGACAGTTTTTTTGAGAATTATTTCAGAAAACTTATGGAAAAACAAGACGAAACTAATGAAGAAATCAACAAGATTTGGAACTCTATGTCTAAAGAAGAAAAAGAACAGGCTATTCGAGAAGCATTAAACCGACAAGGTGAGCAAAATGAGAAAAATGGTTCTGAGGAACAAGAATCTAATAGTGGTTCTGAAACTTCTGAGAAAGACAGTCAAGATGGTAATAATGATTCTGATGGATTTCAAAAATTTGATAATTCAAATGAAGCTATGAAAGATTATTTCAACCCCAATTCTACTAGTAACAAAGATTGGGGTGGAAACGATATGATGGATGCTGAAATAAAAGAAATGATACGGAAAATAAAATCTCAATCTGAGTTATGGGGTAACATGACAAAGAACTATATTGAGAAAATATTTTCTGCAAATACTCCTAAGATAAGTTGGAAAGAAGTAGTACGCAGGTTTGCTCGTTCTGTTATGTCTAGAAAATCATACCCGTCAAGAATGAAGATGAACCGTAGACATGAGTTTGCAGTTCCAGGATATAGAAGGGAGTTTGATACAAAAATTATATTTGCAATAGATTCTTCCATGTCTATGAGCGAAGAAGATTTATCCGAAGGATTAGCCGTTATTAACAACACTTGTAAACATGCAGAAATAACTTTTATCCTTTTTGATACTGAGATTAAACTAGTTGAAACTAAGTTCAATAAAGCTAAAACAGAGTTTGGAATCTTGGGTCGAGGTGGAACCAATTTTCAATGTATTATTAATTATGCTAATGAAAACAAATCGGATGGAATTGTGATTTTTACAGATGGCCAAGCACCTGAACCAACTAGACCTATAAGGGGAAAAGTTCTGTGGTTATTACATGGAAAAGATGAAAGCCTGCAACCTCCTTGTGATTGGGGTTTTGTTGCCAGACTAAATAGATTTGAAGAACATTAATCATGAAGGAGTAAACAATGAAAAGCGATAGTGTAACTGCAATTAAAAATTATACAAACAGAATTGTAGCTAATATTTCAGAAAAACCAATACCAACACATGGCCCAGAAGGGAAGGTTTTCTCTCCCCCAGTGAGAAAGAATATGCTGACCATTAAAAACGCACAGATTGAAGTACTTAATGTGATTCTGTCTTTTATTGATAAGATCGAGGAAGATACGCACCATTGGCCTTCTTAATTGAATTGGTGGGATGGCTGGCTACTTTTTTGTTAGCCACCTGCGGGTTACCGTTATTGGTTGAAGTTATAAGAAAGAAAAATGTTGAAGGTTTATCAACCTTGTTCATTTTATGGTGGTTGACAGGAGAAATTTTATTTTTCATTTATACCCTATACCAAGATTCGATTTCTTATCCCTTTTTGGCTAATTTCGGGGTGAATATTATTCTTTGCGTTTCTCTCTTAGAATGTATCAGGCGTTATAAAAAGTAAATAAAAAACTTTTTTTCAAACTCTAAAAACGTATATTCAGAAAAAAGGTATAAATAAAATGTAGAAAAAACTATAGAGGTAAAATGGAAGAAATAAACTATGAGAGTGTATGGGATAAACTGGAAGATTCTAGTCAGATAGAGTTTCTTTTGTTCATAAACAAACTATTAAACTCTGAAGGTGGGTATGAAAAGCTAACAGAGTTCTCTGAAGAATATGAAGAAATTCTTTTCGAGATTTATATTAAGAGTGTAAAAGAGAAAAAAGATATGATAATGAATCTAGGATTTAGACAATTCATAATGGCCTGTTATGTTTCCTTTATTCTTAAACCCGCAATGGAAAAACAGGAACAGACGGAACTTGAGGAAGAAGGCAGAAAATCTATCGAACCGAAACCTCAATCAACGGCTTTACAGAAAGAGCTAGACGAATTATATACAAAGAGCAATTTGGATGATGCTCTAAATGAACTTGGAGTCTTTACTAAGGATGATTTAGATAGTAAAAAAGGAGATTAAGATATGGTTGATCTTAATAAGGTTGCTACCAGCAAAACAACATTTAATAAAAATAAGGTGTTAAGAAAACGTCTAATTGTTCTAGATGTTTCTGCTATGGAATACGGAGCCAAAAAAAAGCTGATTGAAACCCAGTTACTTAAAACCTTTGGTGAAATACCCTCTGGGGTATCTTTTGATATCAGATTTACCAAGAAATCTAAGCACAATCCAGACGGAAAACGGATATTCATCAGGTGCGATTGGATTAAAAGAAACAGGTTTCACGACATGGATGGGAAGTTTCACTACGGTACACTAATAAAAGCCATCAAGAAACGCCTATTAGGCACCATAAAGCCTCAAATTCTGTCAGACAACACCCAGACCGCCACCTAAAAAGATAAGGCCAGAAATCGTTTGAAAATGAATCTGGTAACATAAAAAAAGGAGCCAAAAATGGCTCCTTTTAATTATTGACAGGTTATCTGTTTTATACTAAACGCCAATAAGTTCTGAAAGGAACTTCTCTTTTTTGCGTTTGGTGTATTTTCGACAGTTTGAATTGATCACAATAGAATGCAGGTCAATATGGTGCATCACTTCGGATCTTTTAAAGGCTTCAAAAAATATCTGCCATGTGCCTTTGTTTCTGGTGACCTTCCGTTCTGGTTTTCTCAAATCGAGATATGAGATTGAAGATTGACCTTGATAATCAAAATTCAATTCCAGTTTGGATTTGTTTTCCTGCTTTGACAGAGAACAAGTTATCATCTTTCCACCAATTTGTCTGGTGATAAAGAGGGTGTCTTTATTCTGTTCAAAGTGGAATTTTCCCTGTGGCTCCAAAGCTCTTTGGATCTGACCAAAAGAGGTTCGGGATGTTGTTTGGGTTGCAGTTGTCATAACTACTCCTTGTTAAATGAAAGTTTCTGTTATCGTGCAGAATGCATTTCCAATCTCAAGGTAACGTCTTGAGAAAAACCTTCAGGTACGCATTCAAACTTGAATCCCTTCTGGTTTTTGTTTATTGGCTCCAAAATTTCATCTTTGATGAAGTTAAATATTTCTTCTGAACTAGACAAGTCATTCAAATTTTTAGTTTTACTTATCAGTTCATACATCTTTTTTTTAAAGGTTTTGGAGATAGTACTTGTTTCTAGTCCCTGTTTCCTATGTCGGAGTCTTACGGAATTGAAAACAGATGCTTCTTTGGCTTTCCGTTTTCCGACCTTTTCAACATATTGACCATAAGTTATTAAAGGTTGATCAATAATCATTTTTGACATTTCGGGGTATTTTTTTGATAAGGAATACCCTTTGTATTCTTTTGAGTTTTGTTTTGCCATTTCTGATTTCTCCTAATTGTTAAAAAAAGTGGTATCGAATCTTGTTAAAGTATCATGATATATTACAGTTCTTTCCCGCCTGATTATTTTAGATCCACCAAAAGATCCTACTGTATCAATTACTCTGACAGGTTTAGCCAGATTAAAGGTATCAAATCTAGTAACCAGAAATGAGTCCGTAACCACTCCCTTGGCGAATGTGGGTATAAACACAGTATCAATATGGAAATCTTTACCCATGATAACGGATACTAGTATAAGTATAAGTATAAGCAGGTATATCATAACAGTTTGTTTAATTAAATTATCATCCAAGTATCCCCTACTTTTTTTAAATTAACAATCCGATAGCCATGATCTTTTTTTACGATTTCTTCTATTGTGCTGAAAGAGAATGCATCATTATTTTTAAGTTCATAGCAAACCACCTCTTCTTCTGTTTCACTGTCATATAGGATTAGTTTAGCATTGTTTGTAAAATATATTCTTCCTGCTTTAAAATTTTTCATTTTCTACTGCTTCGGGTTCATTTTTGGTAGGTATTCCATTCTTTAAAGCATCCACAACTTGTTCAAAAAGCATATTAGTATATTTGATTTCTTCAAATGGTCGTTTTAGATATTCTGCACATTTTTTAACAATGATATGTTCTTCTTCAATCAGTTCTGTTGCTCTTTCCCTTAACTGCTGTGAAGTTATGTTAGATTTTCTTGCCATGTTTTGCCTTATAAAAAGAGAAGACTAATTAATAGCCTTCTCAAGTTAAAGTTTAAAATCAAGAAACAGTTTCAAGTTTCTTTTTTTTGACTGATTCGTTTTCTTTGGAGTAATCTTTTTCTTTAACTCCAAGTATTTTATTCACTGCTTTCTTAGCAAGCGTACTGGCCCGAACAATCAGAGTCTTATCGTTCCTCAGAGCGTTTATCCAGTTCTGAAGGTAAGCTACTGAGTTTTTCATGGTTGCTTCCGTTGATATCCCTGCTTCAGAGATAAGAAAGGTAGCTCCCATTTCCGCAGTGAGTTCTTCTTTAGAATAGTTTTCATCACCGAAGAAGTGAAAGTTCTGTATTTCTTCCCGATTCAAACGATTTTTATGTCCAGTAGAGTGAACCAGTTCATGGAAAAGAGTTGAGTAATATTCTTCCTCACCAACAAAACATTCTTTTGGTGGCATCTTGACAATATCCTGCATAGGAGAATAACAAGCTCGTTCCCCGCCATGTTTGATTTCGGGTTTTCCAATATAACCTTTAACAATCTTTTCGGCAGACTCAATCGGATTAAAAACAATCGGTTCTTTAACTTCCAGTTCAGGAACCTCAATTCCCGTAAACTGTTCGGTGTTAAAAACTGTATGATAACGGAGCAGAGGAATTTTTGTTTTTACATTTTCTCCGTTTGCATCTTTGATTGTTTTTCCTTCATTGTTTTTTTTGTCTTTTTCTAAAAGATTGAAATAGACAACAGGGAAACCTTTTTCTCCTTTCTTAACCATTCCACCCAAATCTTGGCCCTGTTTAAAAGTCAACCAGAAGCGGGAAGAATAACCCATTGAAGAAAGAGTAAAAACATTCAATCCTGAGTAGGTTGTTTTATCCTTTCGGAAAGATACCAGATTTGCAGGTAGATTTGAACCCCCCTGCCAAGTTTTTTTCCAAGGAACGTTACCCTTTTCCATAATTTCGATTATCCGATTTGTGATAACTTCATATGGGTCTTTTTTTTCAAATTTCTTTTTAATTTTTTTAGTCATTCGTTTCTCCTTTTTTTGTCTTTTACCATCTACTATTAATCTAGCATTTTAAATCTAAAGTTTCAAGGAACAAAATGATTAATTTTTGCCCTTTTTTAACAATTTTTTAAATTTATACCAAAAAACCGAATATTTTTCAAATAAAGAATATATGTTAAAAGATAAATAACTATACGGAACATTATTATGAATAACGAAGAAAAACCAAAACCAAGATATCGACTGTATTGCCCTGCTAATTATTCTATAAGAAGTGATGAAGGATTTGATAAATTGGAAAAAAAATGGTATCATAGTGAAAGTAATGTCATTGAACATCTGATAAGATATGGAACATTTATGAAGTGGTATCAAATAGTAGATACTCGAAATGATTTTAAAGTGATAAAAGAAAAAGCACCCAAATTGGACTGATTAATATGGAATATGAAAAACCTGAAAGAGATTTGAAATTTTCTTTGCATTATAATGCAGAGAAAGAGGGAATTGTTCATAAGGTTATATACACTTTAACAGACAACAATGGGGAACCGTTGGCCGAAAATTTGAAAGAAGTTGAGCCAAGGGAACTATATGCTATTACAAAAATATTAATCTCTCTGACCACTACATTTACTAAAGCGTTAAAAGAAGGTGAAGAAGATTTTTGGGATAACTTTGATAAAGAAGTTGATATCTTAGGTCGGAAAATAAAATCAGATATAAAATTAGAACCAGAAAAAAACGATCTGAATGAAATAGTTAGAAAGTATGACAAACTTTTTATTTAATCTCCCATTTTAACATATTCTTTCCCAAGACCTTCTATATCCTGATAACCCATAGCCATTGCTACACAATCGAATCTGGTTCTTTCATTATACTGTTGCATGAAATCTAACGCTTCCCACAGAACATTTATTTTTTTCAGGCGGGTTAAATTTGCATACATTTCTTCGATTTCTAGTGGGGTCTTAGTCTCGACTTCAACTTCTTTAATCACCTTTACCATTTTCTACTCCTTATTAAAAGCCTATCCAGTTTTTCCCTTCACAAGCCGTTACATTAAATTTGGCCCAGAGTTCTTCTGATTTGAATTTAAAGTGCATTGTACCTTTCTTAAAAGCCTTAAACTCAAAGAATGTACTGTCATACCATTTACCATATTCTGTCACTTTCTTGTTATGGAAAATAGCATCTATGGTTTCAATATCTTCGATTTTCTGGTTTGTTAAAAAACACATAGCCTTTTCTATATCTACCAGTTCTCTACCCCTTTCATAATTCAGGTGAACATAATCTGAAAATCTTGACCATGTTGGATCTACACTCATTGGTAATATGAACTTCTTATTAATGTAGAACCGTTCATTGGTTTTCCACCCTTCTACATGACAACGGTTTTCTTTGTAATATTTAGTCAGAAGGTCGAAGGATTCCACAATACAATCTTTCATTATATTGTTCATGTTTTGAAACAAGTCCATGTACATATTTTCCATGTTTTTGGCAGTGAAAGCCATGTGGCCTTGTTTACTTTGAAGGTCTGCAATCTTCTTCTGAATATTGGTGGTAACCACATTTCTCAATTTGGTGTTGTCGAAAACATTCTTCCAAGCATTTTCTCTGATTGAATCACAGGCATTGTTGAATATTTCAATATCAGACATATTTTCTTTTGCGAATAAATTAACCAAATTAATATCAAGCAGGTCGCTAGAGTAATGCTCCATTTCTTTCTTGACTTCAATCAGCCGTTTGAAACACTCTCGAATCTTGTTGTATCTGATTTCCATGTTCCCGAAAACATCCCGATTCGCTATTGCAGTATTGTCTATATCGTTGATACTGAATTTCTTCTCTTGATCAAAATGCTTTGTAAACTCATAGGAATATTCTGACTGATTTTTCCTAGTCACCCGCACCATTGCAACATTTACCCCAGTAACCCTTTCAGAGTCTCTGAAACAGTCTCCAAGGTGCTCTACAGAACCATTGTTATCTTCTAATATCTTTTTGAGAAGTTTCTTAGGTGCTGTGTTGAGGTTATTGATATCTTCAGCATTTAACAGACAACATATTTCAGTATCAGAAGCGATTTCCCAAGCCTTCAAAAAGTGTTTAATTCCGTTATCAAAGGGCGGGTTCATTATGATATAGTCAAAAGTACAATCAGGAGAAAAGGTCAGGAAATCATTATCTAAGAAATGATAATCTTTTTCCCTTAGAATCAGTTGGAACTCTGGTTCCTGTTCTATACAGAATAATTTTACATCCCGATATTGCATATTTTCGGAAATGTAATCCAGAATGTGACCTTTCCCTGCGGAGGGTTCCAGTATCCTTATACTGTCGTGTTCTTTCTTATGTTCAATTTCGCCTACCATTTTTCGGATTACACTTTTAGGGGTAGGGTAGTAATTTTTAAACTGTGTGTTCATTTGATTCCCTTACTAGTTTTTCCAATTTAACTTTATCAGAAATATTAATTATTTGTTGATAATACTTCGGCATGAGTTTAAAAGCAATCGCTTTTTGTTTTAATGACATCCACTTATGGCTCTTGTATTGTTGGGCCAGTGAAGATAATATTCGTGAATCCAGACCAGAAAAGCCTACTCCGTTGGTGAAGTAGGTTTCTCCTATTGCCTTCTCAGAGGCCGTTTGGTACTCATAAATTTTCAGTAAGCTATTGAGCATCCATTGTTCATTGGTGGCTATTTTGATCTTTACAAATGCTCTGGTGGCCTTTTTTGTCACCCGCTTTAGCTTACTGGTTTTTTTGGTCATGTTACACACAGGTTTATTATGCGTAGTGGGTTTCGTTGTGGGATTCTTCTTCAGTGGTCAGAGTCATACAACCGTATTTTGACCCGATGTAAGGTTTCCCGCCATCATAGTAAGAAACTGTTTTTCGTTCTTCAGGCCCGATAAATTCATCTTTCGCAGGTCTGGTATTGTAAGACATGAACCCTGTTTCTTCTCGATCCTTTTTACCAATCTGGCGAACAAAAATACTTGCCTGAGTCACCCGCACAATCTGGTAATAGTCGATATTGGTCTGTTCCCAACCCCAAGAGTTGTAAAAGATTTGACCGACTTTGTAAGGGTTACCTTTCGCTTTCATTTCGGCTCTTGCTTTTTTCTTGGCTTCTCTTCGTTCAACGATTCGGTCAATTTTTTCGATTTCATTAGAGAAGTATTTTTTCACCTGTTCAAAGTATTTGAAAGAATAACCAACCATGCTGTTGCGATATCTAACTACTCCTTTTTTCTTAACATCAGCATAACCGATAACACCGTAAGTGTTTTTCTCTTTCAGCCAGTACACAGTAAAAATGTAATTTTGATAATTGACCTTGATTATTTCTCCTGCGTTACCGTAGAAGGATTCAAAGTCAACTTTTTCGACTTTTTTGATTCCTTCTTCGATTTTTTTGATTTCTTCTGCTTTCATTTTCCTTCTCCTTTTTTGAATCTCTCAACCATCTACCTTTAATCTAGCATTTTAAATCTCAGGTGTCAAGTTTTATGATATTTCCCCTATTTTCTTTAAAAATGCCACCTTATCTAGTCCAAGGTGTTTCCGAATACTGGCCAGTTTCTTTGATAATGCTTCTTCCACCTGTTTTAGTTCTTCTGGTGTCATTTGAAGGATATCATCACCTACGGTTTTATTCTTCCAGTTATCACCCAAAGCATTGAAATCATTATCAATAATTTCTTTGGCCTTATCGTTGGCAGTGATAGGTTTTTTGTTTTCGTAAGCCAGTATCATTATGAAACCTCTTTCAGCCAGTTGAATCGTGTTTTGATTACCGTTGTTTTGTAACCTTTAAATTCATCCCGTTTTCGGACTGTCGCTTTAGTCAGGAGATATTCTTTACCTTTTTCAAAGTTATCTAGTTTCCCTGAAGAGGTGAACCACTTGAAACAGTTTCTCTCTGAAAGCAGGGTCACTAATGCTGTCGCACCGAACTGACCTTCAAACCACTTGATGTCTTTAAAAGTGACAGCCATGTTTTCAACTTCTTCCCCTTCAAACCATTCAGGAACAAATTTAGGGTTCCGCTTTTCTTCTTCCATTTTTTCAATGTCTTTGAAGTAAGCATAAACCCCATAAACCAGAAGTCCGATTTTCGCCCCTCTCATTTCAAAAAGGTTTTTCAGGTTTCTATCGAAATCAGATTTCACTTCTTTTTCTTCGTAGTATTTGTAAATCTTTTTTTTCAGGGAATCCATTTCTTCGGGAGTGTAAGGGTTAGAATCCCAGAAAGCATGAATTTCGTCTAAATCTCTTTGTCTTAAAGTGGGGCTATGTGGTGGGCAGAAATAATCCGCTTCCCAAGAAGTCGCCCCCTGTCCACCGCTTTCCGCTTTAGCCTGTGAAACATAACCTTTGTTATTCCCGAACCAGATTAAACAAAAATCCACCGCATTGTTGTGGGCTTCTTCAAAGTTGTAACCAAAACTCCCCCCACCGAATTCATCAACCATCGAATTCCACACAAAGGAAGCAGACCGCAGTTTTTTGTAAACATCAATTCCGAAGTAATTCTCCGCACACTTAACACCAAAAGAAATAATCCCTTCGTTTTCTTTTTTGAAGAACAGGCGGTTGTTTCTATTCTGCATTGTTTTATTACAGTGGTAGCATTTGAAAACCATATTTTCATCTACCTCACTGTGGAGATTTGCTTCGCCTTCACCTTTTGAAAACCAAGTAACCATCCCATCAGAATCGGTCAGGCCACCTAAGAATTCAAAACCTTCTATCTGATATATTTCGGGGAACTCAACATCATAAGAAATAACATTCCAAGTTATTATTCTTTTGTTTCCAAACAAATCAGTCCGTTCTTTTTCTTTCTTTTCAACGGAACGATTCAGGAGTTTGATGTCTATTTTCTTTTGGAGCTTGGCGACTTTCTCAAGGAAAGTTTTTTCTGCCCCTTTTTCGATTTCTATTTTTTCCATCTTGTCTCCTTATTATCTCTACTATCAATATAGCATTATAAATCTGATAAAACAAGTCTGAAAGATAAAAAAAAGGGCTAAAAAATCCCAATTTCACCTGTTTTGAATCTTTTTTATGGTCTGGCGATATATCGCTTTTGTTGCTCATTGATTTCATCTAGATATTTCCACATTCTTTCGAGCACATCCAGAGCTTCTTCCATTACACTATCCATGAAGTACCTCTAATCTGTTATCAAAAAGAACCATATCCATAGTGTTCCATGAATAATAGTTTTTCGGATTCTTAGCCAATTTATCTTTTATGAAAAGTTTAGCATCTATCTCTTTCTCAAAAGTTTTAGATATAGCTTTTCCGTTTTCATAAACAACCACTCTATTTTCTATCATCCTTTTTCTCCTTTATAAGTTTACCTACCCCTGAAATATAATTCAATCAAAAATTCACCGCAACAAAAATCTGAAAAAAGATTTTAAATAAAAGTCCAAAAAACAGGCTAGTAACCAAACTAAAGAGGGTAAGTTCTTAGGAAGAAATGATTGGAGTACCACACAATGTCAGTATGGGTAACGGGGGATACACACATTCCTCACGATATCAGAAAATTAAATTCAAAAAACTTTCCCGAAGGTTTGAAACTCACCAAAGAAGATGTTTTAATTCAATTGGGAGATTTCGGTTTACTCTGGGCTAATGAAATAGACGAAACTGAAAAATATTGGACAAATTGGCTCAATAATAAGCCTTGGACTACTTTATTTATAGATGGAAACCATGAGAACCATGAGAGATTAGGCAGGTTACCAGAAGTAGAAATGTTCGGCAGTAAGGTCGGAAAAGTGTCAGATAGTATATATCATTTAAAAAGAGGTCACATTTATAATATTCAAGGCAAGACTTTCTTCACAATGGGTGGAGCTTTATCTATAGACAAAGAACACCGTACACTTGGGTTATCATGGTGGAGAGAAGAAAGACCATCACACAAAGAAATGGAACTTGGTTTTGAGAACTTAGATAAGTATAATAATAAGGTAGACTTTATTTTGAGTCACACTATCCCCAAATCTTTTCAAGGTTTTTTTCGTTTTGACTTCTGGATGAACCAGAAGTGGCGTGACTACACTTGTGACTATCTTGAAGAGGTTCACCAGAAGGTAGAATACACTAAAGGATACTGCGGTCACTGGCATCATGATCAAGATTTGGGTCAGTATCAAATACTCTACCAAACAGTGGAAAAACTTTTTTAAAAAAAAGTTTGTACTATGGGATAATAAACTTATACTATAATCTAAACTAATTAAACAAAAAAAAAGAGGGGGTTTCTAGAAAAAATACCAGACAGTAATAAGACACACAGGCTTTACACATCTTGGTTGGAGTGGGAAGTCTCATAACGGTAATAAATATAGGTGGTTGGATGATAGCAGAGTCTTTTATGTTTTATCAGAGAGATATTTCAAAACAAAAAGTATTAACAAAGAAAGAAGAAGATGAATTATTTATACAATATTTTAATGGAAACAAGAAAGCCAAGGAAAAAATAATCCTTGGGCATTCAAAATTTGTTCTCCAAATTGCGTATTATTACTTCAACAAAGGCTTACCCAATTCGGATGTAGTTTCTGAAGGGATGATAGGTCTTTCCAGAGCAGTAGACCGATATGAAATAGCCAGAGGTTATAAATTCATATCCTATGCTAAACTATATGTTCAAGGATTTATCTTGAAAGCTATACACGAAAAGGGGAATCTGATTAAGATCCCTCAAAAGAAGTTGACCATACTGAATAACTTCTTGAAGATTCAGTATAACGATCAAGTGGAAATGTCTGGCGAGATTAGTCACCTGTTTAACATTAAAGATCAGAATAGTGTTTCTTTGAATGAAAAAATGTATGATATGATAATGGAAGAAATTATAGAGAATCCTAATGGAGAAAATCCTGAAAACCTCTTCTGTGAGAAAACAAATGTTAATATGATTAAGGATATGATGGGTGAATTGACAGATATGGAAAGAGAGATACTTGAAAAAAGATATGGTTTAAATGGTTATAGGCCTTATACATATGAACAGCTATCAACCGAATACAACATTTCAATAAAACAGGTAAAACATTTTATAGAACAATCTATAAATTTTATTCAAAATCACGATAAAATTAATAACTTTAAAGAAATGTACGAAGAATACAAAGAGATCCTAGATGAACAAAATTATTTACAAAATAAGACACACGCCTACAGGACTATACAGTAACGGTGGCTCCGATTGTGTACATAAAAACAGTGAAGTTATTAATACCGCCAAATTTAGCAACAAAGGGAAAATCTATACAAATTCTGGCCACATCATAAACCACTTCAAATCTTATATCGTAAAAGATCGGCAAACAGGAAAAGAAAACCATACAAGGCTAGAAGCATATCTGGCTGAAACTGAAGTAGTAGAATTTGAATACACAGAAAAAAGAAAAGTCAAATCCGAATTAGCATACAAGGGTTATTACAGATGGTGGAAAAAAATATGCAAGTGGGGAGAAGAAGGAAAAAGCCTATTTAATATGCGACATAAAAACCCTGACATTGTTTTCTTGACAAATGAGTGGTACAAAGAACACTTGAAAAATAAAAAATAAAAGTCCAAAATTTCAACATATTATGCCCGTTAAGAATATATAGTATTAATATCAAATAAACATAAAGAGAAATTATGACTTTTAGAAAATGGGGTTCATGGGGTGTTGAGTTTACATATCTCAATGATAATATACAGAAAGAAGAACCTAATTTTGATTTGACTTTAATACATGAAGACGGTTCATCCCGTCTTTTTAGAACACCATCCACTCATAGAGCACCACTCAGAATGAAAACGACTGAAATAATAGTCCGTTGTAAAAGATCCTTTTCTAGAATGAAAAACAAAAAGCTGAAACCTTTTAAAGTTTATAATGATGAAGGGTGTGTGGAGGTAGCTAGTCCAGTATTTCAGACCATCAAAGACATGAAATCTTTTTATTTTAAAATTTCACAGTTTGCTCAAAAGAATAACATCAAACCTCACTTAGAAACTGAATTTTCTGGGGGTGGCCATATCCACGTTGCATTGAAGCTGTTTCATAAAAAGATGTTGTTTAAGTTTTTGGTTAATCTATATTCTGATATTTCTAACAGACCGTATCTGAATTGGATGTTTAATGAAGTAGGAGATGATGTTTCAGCCAGACCGTACACAAATTCGAGCCAAGATTATATATTTAAAATGCTTACATATACTAAAAACAGTACACATGATAAAATGTACGACATGATTCTTTGTAATGAAGATTATTCGATGTTTATTGTTCCAAATTTCAAACAGAAACGTAAACTTTATTACCCCATAGGGGTTTTTCCATTATCTAACCCCGCTATTTCAAAATACTCAATTACTAAGTTATTTTCTGGAAACAAAGGCAGAGTTATAAGATTAGATATTAGGAGAGGCAAACGAGCTACGATAGAGTTTAGATTTTTGGATGCCTATGATTCGTATGAACAACTGAATGATTGTGTTGAATTTGTTCATTCTTATCTAAGATACATTGAGAAAATTACTAAAGAAGGAAAAGAAGTTAAATATAAAAGGTTTAACAACAATCGTGACCCGATACCTTCATTTAAGAAACTACTAAGGAACTTAAATTTGCCTTATTCTAGGTACAAGAAATATGCATTAAGACATGAAGAATGGTATAAATCATGGAAGAAATAAAAGAGTTTATCACTAAAAATAAATGGATTATCATTAGATTCTCTCTTTATATAATAAGCGGTGTGGGGATTTTTGTGGAGACAGGTGTATTTACCCTTATGTTTTTTTATATCTGTTGTATTAATTTTGAATTAAATAAGGAACTATAATGCTAACTATAATGTTAACATTTGTTTTACCATTTATCTTTTGTATCTTGATTTGGATGTTAATTAGAAACGAACAAGTATACACATTTAGGAATAAAATAATAGAAGAAGATTACCAAAACGGAATAAAAGCTATATCTGAAAATAAATATCATGAGTTTGAAAGGCGATACGGTATTATGCCTAGTTACGATACAATGGTTTATAGTTTTTGGGTGTTGGATTTTAATAGATTCTTAGATCCAGAAGATGATACTAGCTTTGAAGCATTCACAAAAAAAGTTTGGAAATTTATAAAAGGAAAATAAAATGGGTAAACCTTCAAAAAATCAAAACGCAAACAGGGGTAGCAAAAAACCCATTTGTGGTGAATGTGACAATGAAATAACTTGGATCAGTTATTGTCCACCTGAAGGCCGTAAAAAAATGGTAAAATCTTGTAAATGTGGCGTATTTGCAAAAAACGGAACTAAGATAGATATAGAAATATAATGCAAGAAAAGCAAAATGGCCCGAAGATATAAATAAATTGATAAAAGAAGTCTCATTATACGGTTACAGAGGAACAAGAAGTATATACGATGTAAATGTCAATGCAGTTAGGAAACATATAAATAAACATAAGTGATGACATGAACCCGAATTGGTAGCAGGGGGCAGACTGTTAATCTGTTGGAGAAATCCCATAGTAGGTTCGATCCCTACCATGTCAGCTTATAATAATATTTAAAACAGGGTGTGGGAAAAATGGTAATCCGCTTGCTTTGGGAGCAAGAAAATCTCAGTTCGAGTCTGAGCATCCTGACCATTTTATAATATATTTGGAAGGAAGGTAAATACTGGCTCGTTACAGCAGTTTGCTAAACTGTCGCCCCCAATAAACTGGGGCCTGTGGGTTCGATTCCCACTTCTTCCGCATATAAATAAAAGAAAAAGGAGTTTATTATGTTTAAGTGGGTAAAGACTATTATTGTCAAACAAGCAAAGAAATATTTAAGTGATGATTTTTTAGATGAACAAGTAGCGAAGATTAATAAAAAAATTGATCTTCCCGATATGAATGAAGAACAGGAATTGGAACATTTCAATAGACTGAAAGTTTTGATCAAAGAATTAATTGTTCATTACTTGGATAGTTGGGCTAAGAAATAAATGAATGTTGTAATAAGTGAAGATTTAACAATAACAATGAACGAATTTCTTTTCATTATTGATACAGATGAAATGAAAAAGATCATTACAGAAGAACTTGATAATCAAATTCTTGAAGCAATCAGGAAGGTTGATAAGTGAATTATAGAGGGTACGGTACATGGTGTACAACTAGTTTTGAAAACTAGCGGGGGAGAAATCTTCGGGGTTCAATTCCTCTACCCTCTGCCACTAATAAAAGTCCAAGAAATCGCTTGTAAAATTTCATAAGAATATATGTTATAAGAAACCAAAAGGAGTTTCTTATGAAAAAGAAAATTAATGGAACAGCAAACCATTTCATTACAAGTAAAGGTGAATTTTTTAAAGGCAATGTACAATTATCCACCAATCGCAAAGATCATTCTGGTAAACCTCTAGTTTCTATAAATGGCCGTTCAATGAGAGTTGCACATTTAATGGCAGAACATTTTCTTCCCGAAGAATACGATAGATTACATATCACATACAAAGATGGTGACCTTACAAATGTTTCTAAAGGAAACTTGTCTTGGTCGTATCAACAGTTTTTTTCAAAACAAACGATCAGAAACAGGAAAAAGAAATTTAAACAACACATGGGCAAAAACCATTGGAAAAGTAGACCATTTAAAGCGGAAGGTAGAATATATCATACATTGAGAGAAGCAAGTGAGTCTCTTAAAACCATTTTACCTACAATTCAGAAGAGATTAAAGAGTAAAAACAGGAAAGATTATTTTTACCTCTAAACTATAAATAAACAAAAGGCCGATTCGTCTAGTGGTTAGGACATCTGATTTTCGATCAGAAAACAGGAGTTCGATTCTCCTATTGGCTATTACAAGGAAGTGTTATGGATAAACAATTTATTGAAGAACAATTAGAAGAAATTCTTAACGAATGTTTAGAATCTTATAACCAAGACGGAAGTATTGAGAGTCTAACTTATGATGAAAATACTCAAAAATGTACCGTTATATTATCTACTCATTTTGTACCAGAAGATAATTACATAGGGTTTTCTGGATACTGACATTTATTTGAAGGGAATTATCATGGATAACCAACACAAATATATCAAAGGTTACAGGGATCTCACCACAGAAGAAGTATCTCAAATGAACAAAGTCAAAATACTTGGACAAGAAATTGAAAAAGTTGTTGATGATGTTAAAGCACTCACAGAAACAGATCAAAGATGGGCAAGTATAGCTCAAACTGATTTACAAAAAGGCATAATGGCCTTAGTCAGATCCATAGCTAAACCTACAAGTTTCTAATATGAAAATTGTTTACAAAAAAGGAGATTTGCTAGAAGCAACCGAACCTTACATTGCACATGGTTGCAATGCTCAAGGTGTTATGGGATCAGGGGTTGCAAAGTTAATCAGAGAAAAGTGGCCAAATGCTTTTGATATTTATCATCAAAGATATATATTAAATGGTAATAATTTGACTTTAGGAACCATAATTATATCATATGAAAAAGATGTTACTATTTACAATTGTATAACTCAAGAGTTTTATGGTAAAAAAAATAAAAGATACTGTGATTATGATGCTATCCGTTCATGTATGAAACTGATAAATTCTGTTGGACATGTCTTAAAAAAAGATAAAACAGTAGCTATGCCTAAAATTGGTGCAGGTTTAGCTGGTGGAAATTGGGATATTATTGAACAAATTATAGAAGAAGAATTAACTAGAGTTCAACCAGTGGTATATTTAATATGAATATTTTATTCTTAGATGATGATCAAACTAGACATAATTACATTAAAAAACTAGTTCCTATAGAGCACTATGTTTGTCATGTATATACGGCCAGTGAATGTATTGAAATGTTAGAAACCAAAAATTGGGATATGGTATTCTTAGACCATGATTTAGGTGGACAGGTGTTTGTAGATAGTGGGGAAGGTACAGGTTATCAGGTCGCAGAGTGGTTAGAGCAAAACCCCGAAAGACAACCAGCAAAGATGTTTATTCATAGTTTTAATCCAGTAGGGGCAAGGAATATGCACAACTGTATTCCTAAAGCGATAATTAAACCAATCAGTATTGTTTATCAGGAATTTGGTGAGATTATAAATAGCTGATGGGTGTATAGGCCAATTGGCAGAGTCAGTGGATTTAAAATCCATCCAGTGCGGGTTCGAGTCCCGCTACACCTACCAAATAAAAAGTCCAAAAAATCGAATATTCTAGCTTATAATAAGATATGTTATAAACATGAAAATAAAATTTGATTTTAAGTTGGGAAGATATAATATCGTTCCTTTCAAAGAAAAATTCGTTATAGAGAAAAGATATTTTGGTGTTTTTTGGGTACAGATAAAAGGTATCCGAAAGGGTGGCACTAAAAAAGAAGTTGCTGTTTTCGATTCTTTTGATGAAGCCACTGCCACTTTACTTACCAGTTTGGTGGGAGGGTTAGATGGTGATTGATTGGTTTATTAAATCTTCCTTTATAGAAAATTTAAAAAAGAAAAGATTGTCTAGTGGAGCCATCTGGACTTTGAAAGAAAATAAAATATGGTACACCCATACCGAAGTTGAAATCATAAAAATCAAAGACGGAATAGTAACTTTTAAAATTCTAGATAGTGAGTTTGTACCAAGTAATTTAACACAAGATGTGTTTGAACATTTGTACAAATATAAAAAGAAAAAAGTCCAAAAAAATAACTAGTAACCAATCAAAAGAATATAAGTTATAATCAAATATTAATCAGGAGAGAATAATGTCAACAGACTTACTTGAAAGAGAATCAGAGTCAACTACTACAGTTTCAAAGAAAAAAAAACTGACTTCTGATCAGTTATTAGGATTTATTTCGGGATGTCAATCAAATATAGGGAGAACCACTTTCTATAATCTGGCTGAAGAACAAAAGAAAGCTATGATATCCCAACATGAACAGGTGTTCAAGAACTCACGATTTTTCTACTCACTAATGATGCTCCCAGAAGGGGTTAATGATGTCAACAAACAGTTGATGGCATTGAATCTCATTCGAAACACCTTGAGAGAGGAAGGGTTGAAAGACCACCAAGCAGATCCCACTACCCAATGGGAGAATGAGATCATGCTTCAAATCTTCAACAATATGCCTATTCCAAGAGTGTTCGATTTCTTCCTCACATTGCAGGAAGGCAAGATCAATAAGAAGAGAGCCGTATATGTGGTAAGAAGATTCCTGAATGAACACAAAGACAGTTGGGGTTTGTGGGCTATTAAGTATAGAACACCCATGAACAGGATTTTGAGACATATCCATGTTAAAAAATCTGAACTGAAACTTTCCACAATTCACCAATACATTCGTATGGGAGTAGTTGATAGCAACACCCCAGATGTTATTCGTAATTATGAGAAAGTTCGGAATGGGGATTCAGATTTATTAGCTTCACTTCCCTATACTGTCGCAGAAGGATTCCAGACTAAGTTTGGACTTTCTAAAGAAGAATTTGATAAACTGTTTGTTAAAAAAGGCGGGAAATTTACTGCTAAAGAAAAACGGTTGAAAAGTAAAGCGGTTGAAAAGTCTGGTGAATCTACTGGACTAGATATCTCCAAATTGAAACTATTTGATTTGATTGTACATATTTCAGCACAAAGTAGGTTGCCAGATACAGTGACCAATATTAAAAAGCTGATTTCTAAACAGGCTAAAAAGGTGGCTAGAACTCTATCCTTTGATCTGAAAGATGTTGGTGTTATTTTGGATACCTCACTGAGTATGTATGGTACAAAACAGAATCCAAATCACCCTCTGTATAAGGGGATGGCTTTAAGTGCAGTATTCAAAGAAGCCTCAAAAGGGACTTTCAAAGAATACCGAACTAATCCAAGCACTGGTTTGATTCCTTCTCTGAAGAATCAATCCAACTATGCTGATTCGGTTTTACAGGCTCTTAAAGATGGATGTAAGACAATTGTAATTATTGGGGATGGATATGAAAATGCTCCATATGAAGGGGCTACACATAACATCCTGTACACTTACAAGAAGAAATTAGATCCGCAGAATGAACTTGTGGTTCTTCATTTAAACCCTGTGTTTGCTTCCGAATCACTGGATTCTAGAAACATCACTTCTCTAGCACCCCAAATCGGTGTTAAAGGAATCGAAGGTCTGAATGAATCTATGTTCCTTGCTATCGCCAGAAACAACCCTAAAGTTGCTTTGGAAGGATATGCAAGACACCTTGTAGAGTTTCAAAATGAGAAAGCAAAAGCAATAATGCCTGTGGGGTTGAAGGAATTACTGGCCGATAAGAATAAGAAATTAACGGCCTAAATTCAAAACAGCTTGGTATTATAAATAAAATCAGAGCATAAAAATAGTTTAAAAGAGTGGCACTTAATGAGAAAATTTCAGGATAAATCATTAGTATCATAAACTAAAGTCTGTTGGTTCGAGTCCAACCCTTGCCACCATCATTTTTTCGAGAATGTTACTTGGCAAGGTAGATTAAAGAAAACACAATTTTATCAGACCCGCCCTCTTTTAAACTACCAAAATTTTAAAAAAGAAAAGTCCAAAAATTAGGATTTAAATTTCAAAAAGAATATAAGTTATAAGTAAGATAAGAGTAGAACTAAAAAAAGAAATTACAGAATTAGAAACTGAATCTTAATCCAAATTTCTTTTGACAATCTCTCTTCCATGTAAACTTTAAAAAAAGGAGTGGTTCTAAATACCAAAGTTTCAGAATACAACGCACTGTTAATGCGAAGGTCGTAGGTTCGATTCCTACACTCCCCGCCAATGTAAACATCGAAAGGTGTTCACATCAAGGGGAGTTAGCTCAGTTGGTAGAGCTTCATAATCAATAACTTTAGTAAACTAACCCTCTTTAAAAAAATTAAAATTAAAATGAAAAAGGAAGTGGCTCTTAAAAGAAAAGTTTCAGAAATATAGCTCATTTGGTAGAGCTTTTTTATCGAAAAAAAAGGCAGTGGGTTCGATCCCCACTATTTCAACAAAACAACTTTACTTACTTAGCCCTTCTTTTTTTTTAACAAATTGAAATAATTTATGGAAATATTCACCGCACCAGAGAAAATAGAAACAGAATTACCAACCGTATTTCTTGCGGGGGGTATTACAAACTGCCCAGATTGGCAACAAAAAATAATCAACTTTCTTTCTGAAGAAGATATAGCGGTAATAAATCCAAGGAGAAAAGATTTCCCAATAAACGATCCTAGTGCTTCACAAGAGCAAATAGAATGGGAATTTCACGCATTGAATAATTGTGATGTGTTTAGTATGTGGTTCACATCAGGAGAGTCAGATCAGCCTATTTGTATGTATGAGTTGGGTAGGCATTTAGCATTAAGACCATATGGTTCGATTGCTATAGGTGTACAAGAAGGTTATAAAAGAAAACAAGATGTTTACATACAAACAAAATTAATTAATCCTTATATAACGATTACAAACGATTTATATGTACATTCGAGAAACATTATGAAAAAGGTTATTGGCCTTTAAAGGAGAGAAAATGTCAGACAAAATTGAAATCGGTGATTTGCTTAACGGCTACACAATTGATAAAGACAACATCCAAAGTGTTGGTAACATGACAGTTCTCCCTATCGTAAGTGACCATGAGTTCACGAATGTAGCAGACCAAAATGAAGTAACTTTAAAAAACGATCCTGAATATGGAAGATTAACTTTCCAAAATGTAAGTGGAGAAATCGGGATCGCATTGCAGGGTTGGACTTTGATTAATGATCAACCTGCCCAAGATAGAACTATTCCTTTTGCACACCTTATCAAAACAAAAGGCAACAAAACCATTCCCGCTAACTGTGTTCAGCCAAGCCAGAGTGGACATTTCGATGTGAGAAAACTTGACCATTCATCTTTTATGATGTTGGCTCCCTCACTTAGAAAGTTGGCCTATGATAAGAATAGCAATTATAAAGATGGAAATGACTATTCTCCAATGTGGGGTGGTCTTGAGAAATGGATTTCAAAGAACGGTGTTAATGGACTTCAAACTTTTTATTCTCAGTATGAAGATAAATTGAATGAGTTTATCGCCCAATTTGAACCAGTAAAAAATCAATTAGGAGCTATCGTTTTAATCAATGATAAAATCGTAGCAGTTGATATTGTTCCTAAGTACGAAACTTGGAAACAGACTTGGAGAGCCTTTATCAGAGACTCATACGGTGCGGAAGCCGTAAGAGCTATTGAGAATGGCAACGCAGAGATACACACACCTCTGTTGAAAATCGAAGATGTGGAAACATTGGAAGATTTGGAAGCAGAATATACCAAGACAAAGGATGAATTTGTTACTGGTTTAAAAAGCAAGGTTAGTGTAATGGCTCAGATTGCGGTAAATAGAACCAAGCAGGAACAAATTAATGAACTGGCGATGACTAAGTTAGATGGAAGTGGATTCAAAGGACAGGCTTTATATCATGGAGACAATCATGTTGTATATATGTCGCTTGTTACTGATTCTGCCCAAGCAAAAGGCAGAACATCTTTCAAGTCATTGAGAAACGATCCTTATGATACAGGTGGACTAAGTTTCTAAACAAAGTCACTTGTGGGGATGTAAGTACAATGGGAAAGTGCTTACTTCCTCTTTTGTTTTATAAATAATAAAGAATAGAGTTTCGCAGGTTAGAGTAGTGGTTACTCATAAGGCTCATATCCTTACAAGGTGGGTTCAATTCCCACACCTGCTAACCTCTAGGTTTCGAGTTCAAAATAGAGATAAAATAAAAATAAAGGTTATATTCCATATATTCCATATGTGATTAAAGATATGGGGAAACATGATAAAGAATTTGTTAGAATGAAATTTAATGAATTTATAACTGAAAAATTTTGATACTTAATATATGTTATTACCTAAGAAGAAAAACAAAACCCTAGAATGGGAAACCGAATGGGTGGATATGCCAGAGTTCGTTCAGGACAAGGTGGAACCCTACAGTAAACTAGTTGTTCGTTTTGATACCCATGATGATCTTATGGAGTTTTCAAAATTAATTGGCCAAAAACTAACACCAAAGACAAACAGTATTTGGCATCCATTTAAAGCTAGGGGGTGGCATGGCCAAAAGCGGTATGTCAACGAACCCTAGACACCCGATATATGTGATTTCAAAGGGCAGATGGGAAAGTAGAACAACCAGTAGGGCATTGGATAGGCTTGGTGTAAAACACCGCATAGTGGTCGAGAAAAGCGAATACGGTAACTACCTGAGATATTTCGACAAAGAAGATATTTTGGTTCTTCCGCAGAAATACAAGGATGAATATGTAACCTATGATGACTTGGGTGACACTAAAGCCAAAGGTTCGGGGGGAGCTAGAAACTTTTGTTGGGAACATTCCATATCAGAAGGTTCAACTTATCACTGGATTCTAGATGATAATTTAGAAGAATTTTACAGGCTCAATCGGAACATGATTTTACCTGTTAGAACAGGAGCCATTTTTCGGGCCAGTGAAGATTTTGTTGAAAGGTATGAAAATGTATATGTGGCAGGGATGAATTATAATTCATTCTGCAAGGCTACCGACAAAGTACCGCCATATCTGAAGAACACTAAGGTTTATTCTTGCTTACTGATAAGGAATGATATACCATACAAATGGCAAGGTCGGTATAATGAAGATGTGGATTTATGTTTGAGAATTTTAAAGGATGGATATTGCACGATTCAATTCAATGCCTTTCTGTGTGGGAAGGTCACTACTCAGAGAATGAAGGGTGGAAATACTGATGAATTGTATATCGAGGGAACTAGAGCTAAATCCCAAATGCTTGCAGACCAACATCCAGATATAGCAGAAGTGGTTTGGAAGTTCGGTAGGTGGCATCATAATGTGGATTATAGTTCATTTAAAAAGACACCTCTGATTAGGAAAAAAGGAATGATTATTCCAGATGGCATAAATAACTATGGAATGATAATTAAAGATTTTGCAGAGAAAAAAGACACAAGTAAGTTTGATAAATTTAAGGTAAAGAAATGAAACCAATAAAAGTGAAGAAATTTAGAATATTAAGAAGTGCTGATGGTAAGTATTTTATTCAGGCCAAAAGACCTTGGAACTTTTGGTTATGGTCTGAAGTCGGTGCTTGGTGTGAGAATGTATTTATCAGGGAATATTACGATAGTCTAAAAGAAGCCGAAGAAATGATTGAACATTTAAAAATAAAATATGCTCAACCCAAAATAGTCAAAGAATATAAATAAAAACAATGGTTCGGTAGCTCAGATGATAGTAGCACTCCACTTTTAATGGAGGGGTCGTGGGTTTGACCCCCACCCGAACCACCATAAGGATTTAAAATGAAAAATGAAGGTGATGATGTGTTTGGTATTTTAAGTGATGCTCAAACATTTGAAGATAAACCTGTAATCCTAAAATCCAAAGCCAGAAAAGTGTGTACAGAAAGGGATGGAATGTCACACGAAGATTTTGAAGATCATTGGGATTTGAATATCGCAGGGGCAAAAGGCAAAGGCCAATATTCTGTTGTAGATGATGAAGTTCCGTTGGAAGTAATTCAAGAATATGATTTTTCATAAATAACTATGCTATGGTAGCCAAGTCTGGAAAAGCTGTAGGTTGCAACCCTATGATCGGTGGGTTCAAATCCCCCCCATAGCTCAAAGTATAAATAAAGATATTGCACGATTAGTTTAATTAGTAAAACACTTCTTTTGTATGGATGAAACAGGGGGGCAGAACCTCTATCGTGCTCACCTTAAAAATCAAATTGCAAATGATAAAAAATTAATTTTTCATTTTATAAATACTTCAATAGGTAGCTATGGGGTATTTGATGGAAAAAACGACATGTAAAAAATGTAATAGAAACTTTAAAACTATTCAAGCAAGAGCAGGACATCAAGCACATTGCAATAAAAATAATAAAGTTAGATGTAACATATGTGATAATGAGTATAATATAAGTTCTTTTAAATCTCATTTATTGTCACATAGAAAAGATAAACCTTGTTTAGTTTGTAACACGATAACATCAAATCCAAAATATTGTTCTAGTTCTTGTTCTGCCATAGACACCAATAAAAAGAAAGCAAAAGAAAGATATTGTTTAAATTGTAAAAAATCCATTAAAAGAACAATTAATAAATATTGTTCAACCGATTGTCAAACAAACTACCAACATAAGGAAAAAATAAAAAATTGGAAAAACGGAATACCAATTAAAAACATTAATACACCAAAATGGTTAAGAATGTATTTATTTGAAAAGTATAATAACAAATGTTGTAAATGTGGTTGGAATGAAATAAATTCTTATTCAAACAAGCAACCATTAGAAGTGGAACATATTGATGGAAATTCGACTAATAATAAAGAAGAAAATTTAGAATTATTATGTCCAAATTGTCATAGTTTAACACCAACATATAGAGCTTTGAATACTGGTAATGGTAGACTTAATAGAAGAAAACGATATGCAGAAAATAAAAGTTATTAATTATAAATAAAATATATGGGATCTAACAGTCGGGGTGGCGACAGACATTTGCAATGTCTCTTTGGTGGGTTCGACTCCCACAGGTTCCATTTTTTATTGTTTTTGATATTTGCTTTCATTTGATTTATATTTTATATTATTGGTATGAGAATGTGGATGATCAACCCTAAGTATTTGTGTAGACAACATTTGCTTGGAGAACATAATGAGATCCATAAACATAGACATAACTTCGTTAAAAAACATTCTATTAAAGGTAGAATAAAACCAAAGGTTTTAATTGAACCTTCTTCTATGAAGATTAGACATGATTTATTGGTAAAAGAAATGATTAAAAGGGGTTATAATCATCGTTCTCCTTATGAACTTCCAAATTTATTACATTTATCCAAAGAAGAAAGAAACGCTAAAGTCGATATAAAACAATCAATCCAAGATTTAAAAATTAGATGTGGAAATTGTTTCCATTCTTTCTGAATTATAAATAAATGTGCTGATGTACTCCAATGGCAGAGAGGCTTGTTTTAGAAACAAGATGTTGGGGGTTCGACTCCCCCCATCAGTATATTAAATTTTACAGATTATGAAAAAGCCAAAGGAACCAGAGAAAGATCGCAAAGAACGGGTTAGAATGAGTCAGGTGACTAGAACTCAGGTTGTTCCAGATAGAACCAAATACAACAGGAAAAAAATCAAGGATTCCGATAGAAATGATGCTTAACTTTACCGTTTTGCTCATATTCCATCACAAGACCGCCTGTAGACAAGAATAAGCCGTTTATAACGATTGAATCTTCACCTTTGACTGAATGTATGCCTGATTTAGATTCAGGTATATAGACCTTAGAATGGTGCGTAGGGCAAAGCCAGATTCTATTGGAATCTTTGTCAATACCGCCTAATTCTTTAGGTTTGATATGGTGGAAGTGAATTTGACTTCTCAGACTAGTCCGAAAGTCACAATTTGGGAATCTGCATTCATACATACAGATATTTATAAATAAAAGATATCAAGCCCGATTAGCTCAGTCTGGTAGAGCAGTAGTGTTACATACTATGTTATTTGCAATGGTTCAAATCCATTATCGGGCATGAATATTTAAGCACAGTTTAACTATCAGGTTCAAATTATAAATAATTAAAACCACTATTAGAGGCATTGTGGCTATTTGTAATAATTGTGAATCTGATTTTAAAAACAAGCCTAGTGAATATTCAAATGGTTGTTTTTGTTCTTCCAAGTGTGCAAGATCATATTCTACAAAAAACGATAATAAAAAAGAAAATAAAATTGCTTATTGTAATAAGTGCCAAAAGTCTATATCCGTAAATAAAAGAACAGATACTAAAAAATGCTTATGCAGGAATTGTAAATTATATGAGAAAGAATGTGATAGATGTTTTGTAAAATTTAAAAGTAGATTAAAAAGACAAAAATTCTGTTCTTTAGAATGCTCAGGGAAGGCTAATTGGGAAAGAGATATTTATAGAAAAAAGGTAACTTCTCATATACGAAATAGATGTTCAGACTTAAACGAAAGAATTAGATTAAAAGAAATAGGAAGATTCGGGGGGTTTGGGAAAAAAGGTTATACTCAAGGTGGAACCTTTTTTGAATCTAATTTTGAGAAAAAATGTTTTGAATATCTAGAAGAAAAGAAAATACATTTTATACCCCATAAAAGAATACCAGATACCTCAAAATATAGTGATTTATATTTACCTTCAAAGAATTTATGGGTAGAGTTAGATGGTATAGATCGAGAGAAAAGAAAGAAATGGTTAGGTGAAAATTATCAAAGATGGTTGGAAAAGTTGGAACTGTACAAAAAACAAAAACTAAAATGTAAGATTTTTAAGAATTTTCAAGGTTTTAAAGAAGTGGTAGAATCAAATGAGCATTAAAATAATACACAAATTCGAGGAACATGGGGATGAATCTGCTAAGAGATTATTAGCTTCAGATGATGCCTTTCATGCTTTACATAATGTACATAAGACTATTAGGGATTATTTAAAATACAGAGAAGGTTCCAAAGAAGAAGCGGAGAACTTACTGAAAACTATCAATCAAGAAATAGATGAAAGTGGGTTGCTAGACCTTTACACCTGATAAAATAAAAGTCCAAAAAATTGAAAATTCTTCTCCCAAAGAAGATATGTTATAAGCAAGATAAACATATTTTTTAAAAGGAGATTATCATGTTACCATTTTTAGTATTTTGCGGAGTCACCCTTGTAACACTTGGTTTGGTTCTTTATGCGAATAAGACACCTAAAGTTGAAACAGAAGTAATGGATACTGTTGAAGAAGCAGTTGCGCCTACTGAACAGGTCGAAGTGAAAGAAGAAAAACAGGTTGAAGAAGGCTCACCTGTATAAATAAAAAGGATATGGGTTAGGTCGTCTAACGGAAAGACATTTCACTGTGAATGAAAAGATGTGAGTTCGATTCTCACCCTCTACCCCCACCTCAAAATGAACTTCGATATTGTAAAGCTGAATCAGTATCCCATATATCATTTAAAGTTCGATTCTCAATATGAATTATCTTCCACAATGGTCAGGGTACAAGAGTATTATGAATCTGAATTTCCCGAAATAAAAGGAAACATTTTCACACTAGATCAGTTCATGGATGCTTATGCTTCTAAGAACGGGGAGTTTTCTTATTTCACCGATTGGTCTGGTTTCAATATTTCAAGTAATTCTTTTAATGGGTTCTGTGATGTATTCAAATACCAATTACGGCATAAAGAAGTTCAGTTACTCAATAGAGTAAAATCTTATGTATCTGAAAATAAAGAAAAATGGTACATGATAGCTACATATGGGGAAGATTCAGAAGAAAAAATAACGATTAACCATGAGATAGCCCATGCCCTTTATTATTTAAATCACGATTACTCTATTGAAATGATTAATAATCTTGGAAGAATGAATCAAAAATCATATGAAATTTTAAAACAATGTTTGATTGAAGATGGGTATAACTCTGATGTTTTAACTGATGAATGTCAGGCTTATCTAGCCACCAGTACACTTACTGAATTGAAAAACGATTACAAAATGGTGGATATAACAGAAGAAGATGTGAAACCGTTTAGAGATACTTTACATAAATTCAACCAAGGGATAAAATGAAAAAGTTAATAG